CTTTAGCAGAGGTGTAGATAGTACGAATAACTTCACGGTTGATTTCAGCTAGAATTTCTGCTGACAGAATGTTTGAAAGTTCTGTCTCAGCATCTAGACCATGAACTGCTTTCAAGTCTTGTGCAAGTTCCATTGTGTACTCTGCCTTTAGCGCACGGCTCTTAGCAGTTACTGAAACTTTTTCAATGCTGAAGCCCATCTCTAGAGGAGTTAGGTTTTCTGCTGTAGCAGTTGCCATAGCTGAACCTGTTGCTAATCCTGATGTAAATACATTCTTGCTACCTGTTGATGTATCTGATGCAAGAGTTAATGCATCGGTTACAGTACCAGCGCCTGAGTGAACTGTGTTAGCTTCACCGAAGTATGCTTCAGTACCGCTTGAAGGTACACGATCTGTACCGTACATTGAACGCATTGCAAAAATCAAACCGGTAGGACCTGTCATTGGCTGAACGCCGCAAACATCATACGCAATTAGATTAGGCAATGAACGACGAACTAAGCTGATTAGAATTGGATCGAAACCAGCAACTGGACCAGTAGCAGTAGCACCAGCACCAAAACCACCTGTACCAGCCTGGTTAGTAATTTCGTTTAGTTGTTGAGCATCGCTCATCATTGCTTGCTGTTGATTCTCAAGAATCATAGCTGTAACTGCTCTGCGATACTTGTCCTTAATAGCAGGAAGTTCGCCGTGCTCCAATACTGGAGCCCATTTCTTTTGTAGTTCTTCTGAAAGATACATCTTTGTTTCTCCTGTTGTTATTATAAAATTACTTTAGTGTTTTGGAAATAGAGTTAACCACTGATGCAACAAATGGATCAACTGCTTTAGTTGCCTGGTTGCTTGCATCTTCTACCTGTTCATGCAGTTGCTCTACATCAGCTTTTTTAACACCTGATGGGAAGTAGTTTTCACGGATAGTTTCAAGTTTGGTTTTGTATTCGTCCTCTGTGGAGAATTCAACACTCTCTGCGAGTGATTTGATTTTTTCAACTTGAGTATCAGTCAAACCTTCGGTAACTGTATGGGTAATTTCTTCCTTGCGTGACTCGACTAGTTGCTTTCTTAGTTCGATACCACGCTCGATTTCTTCGTTTAGCTTGCTTTCTGTTTCTTCAACTCTAGCAGCTAATTCTTCTACTAGGTCTACTTTGTCTTCTGGAACATCAATATAGTGTTCAGCGAAAAGATTCTTTAGACCGCTGATGAATTCTTCAGCTAGTTCTGAACGAATGCCTTTTTCGATAGCGATTTCATTGTCTGCCATCCATTGTTCAACAACATAACCTAGATAGTCATTAACTTTCTCTGTTAGGTCATCTTTGATAGACTCAACGGCTTCTTCAAGCATACCGGCATAACGAGTCTCAACTTCTTCTTCAAGCTGAGAAATGCGGTCTTGAACACGAGCTTCGAAAATTGTAGAAACTTTGTTCTTGAATTCTTCTGAGATTGTAGAATCATCTGCAAAAAGTGCATCAATATCTTCTGCAAATACTTTCTCTTCTACTTCTTCTTCTTCTTTCATAGTTTTATTCTGTGTATCTGATGAAGCAGCAGAAGGCTTTGTTGTAGGAGCAGTTGCGCTCTTAGCACCTTTAGTTGCATCAATTTTGTTGGAATCATCAGTAGGCTTTGAGTCTTGAGGTGTTGGACCACCCATATCAACTACTGTAGCACCTTCTGGTTTTTCCATAGGCATCGCATTCTTACCTTTACTTCCAGCAAGAATTTCTGCGGCAGCCTCAAAAAGTTTATTTGTAGCCATTAGAAATCTCCTTTGTGTTATTTATTTATAATAATTAAAGTTTTGATAAGAAATTTTCAAAGAGGCGCAATGCCACCTTCTCTACATCCTTACTTGACGCTTTTCTGATTTGTTGCTTTGCTCTATCAATATCAACCTCAACAAAGCGACCTTCAACGAAAAGCCATTCTTTGTTCTCCATGATACCGTTAACGAATGCTCCTGGTGCAGAAGGATCGGCAACAATATCAGCAGCAGTAGCTAAACGGAAATCGTCAGCAACATAATTAATGCCATTTTCTCCCGGAACAAGAGAACCCATACCTCTTGAAGAAACTCCCAAACTAACACCTGAATCAATAAAGTTCTTCACGATATTGCCATATGGGGTATCAAGAATCTTTGCTTTACCAATAAATGCATTACCGTCTTCTCTTAGAGAAACAATCTTGTGCGATACTCTCTCTAGATTGATAGATGGTGTATCGGGATGACCTAGTTCACCTAAAGCACGATTGGTATCTACATATTCTGTAGTATATCTGTTGACTTCTTCTCGTAGAGTGTTCATTCTGTAAATTCTACGATTTCTATTAGCTTGTTCGCCTACTAGAAATACTCCTTCAATGTAAAGGTTTTTCTTTCCGTCTTCTGAAGATTCAGAAAGATAGCGAACATCTTCGATTGTTTCAGTAATTAATTTCATATTGTTATACCTGTGTATGGATCGACATTATAGGTTGCAGTCTTGCTAACTTCCATAACAATTGAACCTCCAGTAACGATTTGAATTTGAAGATTGCCTGATGCTGTATTAGCGCACACACCACCCATATCATCAAGATTCATTGTGCCTGCATTATGTAACCCAAAAATAGGGACACCATCACGGGTAATAACAATTGCGCCATTAGTTGACCATGTCATTCTTTTAATTGCCAAAGCGGTGACAGTCTCCGATTGAGCGTTTGCTCTAAATTCATTCAATCTAAGGTTAGCAGTACTAACATCAGTACATCTAATAATAGATGAACCTCTTACTGAGTTTATGATTTCATGTGCCATTTATCGTATTCCCATTGATTTGCGTCTTCTGAGAGACATTTTTCTTTTTAATAAAGTTCTGTTTAATTTTGCTCTACCTTTGGACTTCCAATATCGTTTAAGCATTCTTGCTTTGTGAATTCTAACACTAGCAGGAATTCTCTTAACCGTGTTACCTGAAAGTTTGTATCCTTTAATTGCTGATCGTCTTACATTTTTTTGTACTGTAATACGACCTTTTGCATTTCTTCTAATTCTACGGCGAATCTTTTGAATTCTTCCCATTCGAATTATGTTAGCTTCTTCCAGTTCTTCCACTTCTTCGTATATAGAGCAAGCAACATATCTCTTTTTTTCTTCAATTCTTTTTGCTATGATAGTGTTTAGATAAGACTCTATAAGTTCTTTAGCCTCATCTAACTTATTATGTGCAATTAAATCTATAAATTTCATTTGGCATGCTTGAAAGCAAAGTCAGCAGCCTTCATTAAATGTTCTGGTGACTTATGTACCATATCAGCAAACTTTTTCTTGTTCTCGTCATTCAATGCTTTATGCACTTGAGTAATCGCTGATGCGGTGAAATGATCTACTTTACGGGTATGACCTGACGCAAACTTAACAGACTTTGCCTGTTTATCATTCACAATCTTATGAAGTGTATCCATTACTGCTTCTTCTAACTCAACTTGTTCAGTAGTTTGAATGTCTTTAAACCCTTCATCAGAAAATGGAATGCTAAAATGTTTTTTCAGTCTATCATTATAGTATAAAGCAATCTTTGTATTGTCTGGGTATAAACGAATCGCTTTTCTTTTTAGTAACAACACAAAAGGTGGTTCGTTGTGAATGTTTTCTTCAGTCAATTCAATGTCTTCTGCTAACTTACCATCAAGAACATCATTTGCACCAATTTTAATTTTGTGTGTTTTAATTTTTCTACCAGTAACATCTAATTTAAAATCCGCAGCAGGAATAGAATCCGCTGCTTCACTTACTGCTCTGCGAGACTGTTGAAATATTTGTTTATTATTAGTAAGCAAATCTACCATCTTAACAAACATATTTTGAATGATGGCACGATCAGCAGAAGAAAACTTTGGATTATCTTCTGACATTCTATCTAAAATTTTGTGTAGTCTTTGCATCTGTGCTTTATTGGCAAGACCAGCACGAACAAGTGCATCAAACTTTGTATAGTCTGATTTTTCTTCTTCTACAATAGATTTGAATTCTAATAAAGATTTCATGCTTCTGTAGTTTCTTCCTGTTCAGGTTCTTCTACTTCAACACCATTAAAAAGTGTAGAAGCAATCTCTTGTTTTTTAGCATCAAGTGATTCGAATGCTCTTGACGAAAGTAATTCATCCAAAGCTGTTCTAGCTTGGTCACCCTCGCCTGCTGCTACTAAATCAATAAATTGTTTCGTATCCATAATTTCTCCTTATTTCTTATTTATTACCCGACTGAATCTCTTAACAACATTGTCAAGTTCAGGTGTGGGCGATTCTTCAGATTCTCTATCCGATACATTGTCTTCAGGTGGATATTGTTCTGGCGTAGCTTCAGCGGGTTGCTGTTCTTGTCCTTGATCTGGTGGTAAAGGTTTACCATCAGGCCCTAATTCTGCTGGTTCAGGTTCAGAATCAATTTGCTTTTGCATTTCTTCAATTTCATCGTCTGTAAATTGAAGAACATTTTTCTTTACCCATTCTTGAGAATAGTATCTACCAACATAGGGATCAATTTGCGTTAACATCTGAATTCTACCCTGTAGTAATTCAGCATCTCTTAGTTCTGTGAAATGATTGTCCTGATTGAATTCGTAGTAAATATCTTCTCTAAATTTTTCCCATTCTTCTTGAGAACATATTCCTTTAAGAACAAGCTGTGTTCTGACTGCATGATCGAATATTTGAGCGAATTTATTGCGAATTCTATTGATGAATTTATTGAATTTTAATTCATCTCTAGTTACTTCTGTACTTCTACCTAGACCTACTAGACCGCCGCCTTGTGGTTCTAATCTGCTATAGGGAACATTCAATGATTGAAATAGTTTCTTTTGAAAGTACTGTACATCTTCCATTTGACCTAAATTTTGTCCAGCTGGAAGTGTAGTGATTTCGGTGCCCTTACCACCTTCACGACGAGGTAGCCAAAAATCTTCAAGCATAGACATATGTTTTCTGTCATCTCTCAGTTCACCGGTGCTGGCATCATATACCATTTTGTTTTTGTATTTGACCATCACATCACGCATATATTGTTCAGCTTTACCTTTTGGTAAATTGCCTACATCAATATAAAATATACGGCGTTCTGGTGCTCTAGATATACGGTAAATAACTACCGCATCTTCAATCATTCGTAATTGATTTAATGGCTTGATTGCTTTGTGTAGATATGATATAATGAATGTATTCTTAGCATCCATCATACCTGAGTTAACATTAATAATTGATTCGGGTGCGATTCTTAGTCCCGTATTTACTGATGCAGTATAACCTTGAGTAGTAATGCCTCTATCATTGTAGACATAATATTCTGCCATTGATTTGATAATATCAGCGCCGGTCTTAGGGTCACGACCTTTTTGTACTTCACGAACCTTACGAATCTTTCTTGGATCGATATATCGTAATTCTTGTATACCTTCTTTAGGATTTTTCTCATTGACAATAACATGAAAATATAATCTACCATCAATGTACCAACGGCGATACAAATCATCAGCAATATTAGAGAAGTTTAACATTTTCAATATGTTATCAAACTCATCTCTAATTTTTTTCTTAATTGTTTCTGGTTGCTTCAAGTTATCTAAAACCATTGAAACGATTTCGCCATCTTTTTCGTGTACAATTGATTCATTAACAATTTCATCAATCGCTGCATCACATTCTGGATGGTTTGACATTTCACGGTATCGAGTAATCAGTTCCAATTCGTTACGAACGGAGCCTTCTAAGTCAACATATGTACCGTAATGTGCGTTTTGTGTAACAGTAACTGCACCATCATCAAGTGCAGCATTTGGAAGTGTAAAGGAAGCTTGTTCAGGAGTTTCCTTCTGAACGATATCTTTTTGTCCGAGTGTAAAGCCAAATAGTTTTATAGCCACTAGTTATATCCTTGCATAATGAATGAAAGAGGGGGAAATCCCCCTCCTTCTTAAACTACTAGATCCTCAACTGATTCCCACCACTGATATGATAGATTGACAGTAAATTCTTCAATCGTATCGTTTGATCCCCAATCAACATCGATTGCGGATAAATCAGTTGGGAATAATCCGATGATTTTATACTTCTTCAATGTATTACCAGCTTTGCCATACTGTCTTACTTCACCATCAACAGTATAACCAAGTTGTGTTGCAGCAGCTGGATTACGAATGTTTAAGTTGTGACTATTTAAACCGTTCATCCAACGCTCAAAAGCATTACGAATAACAAAATCTTCATCGTTAATAACTGTTAGTGACCAGTCTTGAAAGGTTCTATTACCAGCAAACTTCAGTTCACGACCAAAGTAATTCATCGGAACTGTGTTAACTGTAGAACCTGGCAACTGAGCAGTCTTACACATAAAACTCATTTTTGTTTGTGCTGTTCCAGGCAATGCAAACGCAGGAAATGGTAAAGTCACCTCGAAAAGGTTTGGACGGGCACCATCACCCTGCATCTGAGAGCGGAATTCGTTGATATTAAATGCCATTATTGGGTCTCCTATCTCTCTTTATTTATTAGAATTTTCCAACAACTTCTTCAAACGCTACGCCTGTTCTAACAGCAACGAAGTTTAGCTGAATATAGTTGATGGAACGAGCAGGTTTAATGTAAATATCACCAACAAATTGATTCTGGTCAATTACTTCAGCAGTATTATTTGTGCTATCGCAGACAACACGATAATCAAAAATACCACGGCGACCTTTAACATCACGCAGATATGGTTCAACAGCGTTAATAAATGCTGCTCTTGTAAATTCATCATTGAATTCAAACAATGATGAACGAGAAGCTTTAGCAATTGCTTTCTCTAAAACAATAAACAGACGGCGTACATTAATCCTATCGAACGCAGAAGGACGAGTTAACAGAGTTTTGTCGCCATATAGAAGTGTGCCTTCACCTGGGAAAGTAACAACTGGGTTGATACCTGCTTTGTAAAGTGTATCTCTTTCTGCTTTTGTAGGATTCCATGCAAGCTTAATTACATTCTTAAGCACACCACGGGTCGATCCTGCTGGAGAGAACCATGGGTCACGGGTCTGATCTGTTCTAGCACATAGACCAGCAATATCTCCGTTTAGAGGTACCCAACGATAAACATCATTGTATTTGTCGAATTGATACTTGTAACCGCAATCTGCTGCGGCATATGATGATCTTGTAAAGTTGGCAATAGTACCTACAACATCGGCTACTTCTCCACCAAAGTTATCTACGGCATCTTCAAAGTCAGGTGAAACAAATACGATACAATCTTTGCGAGATTCGGCAATAGAGATTAAATGGTTAGGAACTGTAGCACCTGTAGTTCTACCTGCCATCAATAAAGAAACATCTACAGCGTCTGGATTAGCAAATAAATCGTAAGAAGTATTAATATCTGAAGCGGTTGGAGTAGCATCTGCACCACTATCAAGCGACAAGCTTACTGATGAAGACATATTAGTAAACGCATATCCTAGTGTAGCTGGTGTACCCCAACGGCTAGTTAGGATAGGATGTCCACCCCACCAAACATACTTAGATTTTTTATTCAGAACATCTTTGTAGTAATTGCTTGAACCATCATAGTTCTTTGCATCGCTTGCTTTAGAAACATATCCAAATTTCTCTAGAACTGTTCCTGCATTTGCTGTAAATACACCAGCCTCATCAACGATAACGATGTGCAATTCATCAAATGTTGAACTATTAGATTGTGCATATGCTGAGTTAGCTGGAGCGGAATCAAATAGTGATTCATATGTCCAACCTGAAAAAGTTGCTGCATCAGCCATAGAAACTTTTAAACCACTGCCTAATACACCTGGATACTTAGCGTAAATTGAAGTGGAACTATTTGCTGAATAATTTTGTTGATAGTCAGTTTCATTTTTAATTAGAACTGCCTCATTTCCGCCTGTTACAGCGTTTACTGCACCCGAACCAACAGAACGAACGAATCTTAAGTCACTGCTGTATGAAAGAAAATTAGCGGCAGTGAAAAAAGTGCTGTATGTGTTAGCGTCTGGTTTACCGAATTTATCTGCAAATTGAATTTCGTTTGAAATTGTAGTTAATTCATTCACTGGACCCCATGTTGCAGCGCCGGCTAAACCACCAACAGATGTGGCAACAGAAGGAACAACTGTTGTCAAATCTACTTCGGAGACATTTACTCCTGGTGATAATTGGAAAGCCATTTTATGTTCTCCTTTTTAGTATAGAACCTTAATCTATTCATCTATTTATACTTTTAGAATGTTGAGGGCATGTAACCTCTTGATTTTGCAAGAGTCCATATATCTTCGCCATCAAACATTTTTTCTTCTTCTTGGCCTGTAACAAGTTCTCCTACAGGCAACATTTCTTCTTCTATCATCAAGTTTTGCTCTTCGACCATTTTCTTTCTGATATCTGAGTCAGTCAAATCTCGAAAGAATGGCTGAGCAGATAACCAAGAGAAAATAACTAGAGTCATAACTATATCGTCATTATTTCCTTCTTCTGCTTTATAAGAATCTCCCACTCTCACAAAGGTGTTCAATTCTGCTATTGTGTCGAAATCATATAGTAAAATTTTATCGTTCTCTATTAATGCCTTCAAATTAGCGCAACCAATCTTTTTGACTGGAGTGGTAGTCTTAACACCAAAAGTAGTTGTTTTTTTATAGCCAGAAGAGACTCTTTGACCTTTAGCCGAATGTCTCTCTAATCGGAAAATATTTTCATACTCCAAATCATAATGTAAAATATCTACAACCTGTTGACCGACATTATTTGTTTCCAACAATATATAAGCGTTGTTGTATTTAGACGCTATAGAATATATAACATTAGGAAATACCAAAGGTGCTATATTATTATTACGATATTTGGCAACATGTTTATACGGTATTTCGGTCACATCAACAATAGAGATTGCTGAGTAATCTCGGTTCACGCCTTCGGCACAATCTACGGTAGCAATATATGTATGATTTTTGATTGGCTGTTCATAGACCATCAGTCCCGTATCGTTGGACTCAATAGGTTGTCTGAAAACTAAAGTCTTTAGCTTGTATCCTGGTATCAGAGTAGCCGAAGAACCTATAAATTCAGTTTCAAATTCTTGTCTGAATTGCTCTTCGCTAGTGTTACGGATTGTTTCTTCTTTCCATTTCTCATCTCTTCCTGGTACCATGGACCAATGAACTTCAAATGGTACATATAACGAACGCTTTTCTACAGCATCCATCCACATCTTATAGAACATATTCAAACCGTAAGGTGTGGAAACGATAATAACTTTTGTGGTTTTACCTGATGAGATAACTGGATATGTAGATTGGAAGAAATCTTGAGCCATATTGTGTGGTACGAAAGCAAATTCATCTAAGAAAATCAAATTGTAAGTACCACCACGAACGCCTGATGCGCTTGTTGCAAATGCAGAAATCTCAGATTTGTTTTCTAGTACAATGTTACCTTTGTTCCATTCTAAGATACCCTGTTGCATCCACATAGGCAAATATTCATAGGCATATTGTATACGACCTAGAATATCTCTAGCGAGATCGCCTTTGTTAGCGAGAATAGCTATTTTATAGTCATCTTGGAATAGAACCGACCATAACATATAACCGACAACCGTAGTTGTTTTACCAACTTGTCGTGGCATTTTACATATTGAAAAACGGTTAATATGAAAACCATGGATCATATCTTCTTGAAATGGCCACATATTAAACGGAACAAGACCTAAGTCAACATTGACAATCTTTACATAGGTCTTAATAAAGTATACTGGGTCTTTGATGCACTTAGTAATTTCTACTAATTGCTCCTGCGTATACTCAATTTTTATGCCAGGTTTCTTTAGGCTTGAATTGCCTTGATAACCCTCATTCATTTAGTAATGCTTCTTAACATCCATGCGTGTTTTTGGTGAGCACCCAAAAGGTCTTGTAGAAAGTTACCAACTGCTGGCTCATTAGCATTTTCAGCAGCAACAATACCTGCACGGAGATGAATAATATATCTGTCATTATCTGCTCTCAATTGATTCATCATTTCTAAAGGAGATGGAATATTTAATTCCTCATCGAGATCAGCAAGTTCTAAGAATCTTGTCATAGAACCTGGGGCATAAGCATTTAATTTTCTTAAGTGCTCTGCGATATCATCAGTTTGTGCCCATATAGAATTATATAATCCATCTAAGAAACTGTGATATTGTGGGAAGTTTGAACCCTCAATGTTCCAATGAAAATTGTGTGTCTTCAAATACAAAGCAAAGTTTGTAGCTAGAATCACTTTCAGTTGTTGAATAAGTTGTTCCATTTTATCCTACCTGTTTAATTTGTTTAATCAAATCTCTTGTTGACCCTACAAATACTGCTTTATCCACATTGATAGTAGCAGGTACTTGTGGTTGCAAATCTTTTCTTTTCTTTTGTAGGTCCAATAGGTCTTTGTTCATTTCACCCAATTGCTTTAGCATATTCGATGCTACTTCATATGCTCTAGGATGCTCAGACTCTTTAGCTACATGCAAAATATTATCGACAGCAATATTCCCTTTCATCACAAGTTCACGAATGTTTTTTCTGGCAAAAGCAAAATCAGTTTCAATATCATCAGAAGAATTATCAATAACTACCGGAGATTTTACATCCTCAATAGGTTCAATATCAAAAATCTCCGATAGCTTTTCATTTATCTTCATAGATTATACGAATGCTAATTGCTTCAGTTGGCTACCATCAGAAATAAACATCTTGCCTACACCAGTAGCATGACTTGTTACAACCATAGTGCCTGCTGGTAGAGAAGTAGAATCTAAATTGGTAACTGCTGTTGTTAGAGATTTAATTGTCAACCCGTTATACAATCTAATATCAGCTTGAGTGTATGCTGTATTTGATGATGCAATATCTGTAGCTTTAAACTTCAAGTCTAGACCGTACTTGAAACCACTAGCGGGAGTTGTGTTAACCATAGCAACACCAAATGCCGAGTTAGCGGTAGTTAATCCACCATCACCATCTAGATAAGCCATAACCGCAGAATCAGCAGTTGTTGTTTGGTCACCAATCACACCTAGAACACCAGCTTTTGGAAATAGGCTTGGGCTTGTGCCTGTGATGTTATAGCTACCTGTTACACCGGTAATGTAGTTTCGTGTCGCTGTTAAGTTTGCACCAGTAACTCTACCTCTAACTGCTTGAGAACTAGCGGGATCTTGATAATCGCTACTTCCAAAAGCTGCACTGATTGTTAATGTTGATGCTAGACCTACTGTAGCACCACCACCAGTTGCTGATGCAGTATCTGTAATAATCTGTTTAACAGTAAATGTATTCGTATTTGCAGCACTAACTAAACTATTTGCCTTTTCAAAAGCAGCATTGGCTTGAATAAAAGCAGAAATGCTCGAACTGGAACTGGAGTTTGCAACAACAAAAGCCGCATTGGCTTGAATAAAAGCACCATTGGCATATATCGCAGCAGAGTTAGCAACATAGCTTGGTGTGTTAGCTTGAATAAATGCTGCATTGGCCTGAATAAATGCCGTAGCTGCCACATTTGATGTGGTGTTAGCAAAACTGAAAGCTGAGTTGGCATGAGTAAAAGCTAGATTTGGTCTTAGCGAAGTGTAATTATTAAGTGTGCTCAACGCAAGACTATAAGTTACACCACTAGCGGTATTTGAAATTGGAAATATAATTTTAGAAGGAATATTGCTAATCGCAATTGTCTCATCTAATTGTGAAATCCTTTTGGTCATTTTAAAGGTATCCTTGTTTACTTTTTATGTTAGTAAGTTTTCTGAAGCTTCTGTTAGAATGTTCTCATCTTCTTCTGTAGTAATCTCAATGTATGCATCATTTATAGTTAACGATTGATCTTCTAAAGTCGATGGGAATTCTTTAATATCCGTATTATAACCGTAACTTGTATCTGGAGTCGCTGAAGTTGGATCAGGGATCGTAACTAAAGAAACTGTTTTAATTGGGTTCAAATCAACAGTATTTATAGTATAACTTGCCCCGGAGTAGTCTCCCGTTAGAACTTCATTCTCTTCTAGCAGGTCGGTTAAATTAGAAACTACTAGTGATCCTGTACTGTTATTGGCAAAATAAGTAACGGTACCTGTTTTTCCTTTATTCGCTACTCTAACGATTTCTCCTGTTGTATATACGCCCCTGCCTGAATTTGAGTCAATATAAACTTGTTGAGAAGTTGTAGCCCTTGTGTCGGTGTAGATATTCGTATTTGCCTGCTCAATAACGGAAGATGCACTAACCGCAGGGAAAATATATCCTCTAGCAGTAAACGATAGATTCCATATAATTAATCTGGTACTCATCATATCGCCCTCATAATCAACCTCAGGAGTTACTGAGTTGAGCATAATTGGCATGTCATATTTTCTACCGATGGACGGAATAAAATCAATCGTCACGGTAAAATCTGGCGTAAAGAATGGCAAAATTTGCTCTAGTATTTGAGTACCATCTTCGGTATTTCTAACATATATTGATAAATCGAAATCGAAGGTATAAGGTATCGGAGCGTATTGTCCTTTAACTGTACCATTGGAAGAATCAAATCCATAATTCTTATTTACAGTAATGAATTTTCTAGATGAATCATAAGCAATACCTGAAAGATCAAAAGATATTCTTGGCACATAGGCATTAATAGATTTTGTCAGGGTTGGATCAGAAGTTAATCGAGTAATATATTTTTCTTTAGCACCATACGAAATAGGAACTTTATTTTTTTCATAGGCTTTAGAACCATCTTTACTATAGCGAATTAATGTGATATCATTAAAGATAGAACCAAAAGCTACAATAACTTTTCGTATTGTTCTATTATAGAAGTGGTCATTGCCTAACATTATGCATCACCAAATGGGTTATGTTCTGTAAAATCTATGATTAAATCCGATTCTGTTTGCAGTCTTACATTGTCACTGATATCTTCAAACACATCATTACCCACTTGAGTCATTTCATTAATTACGGCGACATTTGCTATATTGCTTGAAGCACGACAATAAACATTACCTGATGTAAATGTTCCTTGGACACGAACAACTTGCAATTCAGTGTTAGCTTTGAAAGAGTAAACTACGGCTCTTGTATCAGATTCTAAGAATGAAGTGCCTTGGTATATTTCATCGTAAGGATAAAGTGTTCCTACATTATTTGCACCAAGAGTAAATGTGGTTCTTCTATACTCACTGAATGCTTGATCGTCAATTTCTCGTATACCGGTAGAAATAATTTCTTCAGAGAATACAAACTGTTTAAGTTTTAAAGCGTACACATAAACATTACCGCCACGACCACGACCTAATGTGTAGAACATAGCTTGATCGTTTTCGTGCTCTACGAATGTAATTTCAAAAAAGTTTTGCACTAGAGGCACATATACTAAATCACCTTCTCTAGGTCTTAACAAAGGAACGGTTGCTGCGAATCGGCGGCGTGATAAAAGCAAAGTAACTTCATCACGAATCTCTAAACCAAATTTAGAAATGAAGTCTCCTTCGCCATCCATACCACTAACATTTTCAAGATACATTTCAATAGGATAAGCATTACGATATTGTTTAAGTGTATCTTCACCGTAAAGCATATCTTCGGAATCTCTAGATGATCTTGAAATATAATAAACATCCATGCCATGAATCTGCATAGCTTCAATTACCAAATCTTCTACCAGTAACTGCTCACTGGTAATTTGGTGTTGTGGAAAGTTATTGAAATAAAAATTAGTAGGCATTAGCCAACAAACATTTCTTGTGGTAGGGTGTTGTAAGATTGCATTTCTTCTTCTAGCTTGTCTAACTCGACTAGTGCTTCTTGCATAATTCTAGGACCATCAAGTGTAACACCACCAGGCATTTGAATGCCAGCAAATTTAGATAGATTTGTTCCCCACTGATATTTGATTTTTGCAGTGGCATATGCTTTTAGAAATCTATCGTTCCATACATCTGGATAACCTGTCTGGGTAATTGTAACACCAGTTGCATTAGCATCAAATACACTATCTACAGTCAAAGAAGTATCTGTAGGTATTGAAGTAATCTTTCTTTGTTCGTTACCGAAATTAATGTATTCACCGATTGAAAATTGTTGTGTAAATGCGGTACCTGTTCCAGTTACTGAAGTGCTAGAAGTTGAAACATTAGCAGTACCGGTAAATGTCTTAGTATCCCCTGCCACTTTTTTGTAGCATTCTACAATTACATAGTCATCAACATGTAAATCTCTAGACCAATCAATATCTAAAATTAATTTATTATGTAAGCGATTGAATCTGATCTGTGGGGTACCTGAGAACAACAGGTTCAAGGTACGAATATGCTGCATTGTAATTTCATATGAAACATACGAAACAGAAGTAAAGTCATATAGGTCGTGCAGGCGTAACTGATAACGCAAGTCAAACATATTAACTGAAGAATTCGACTGGTCAAAAGGTAAAATACCAGTGACAAAAATGACAGAATCCGGAACATAAATCCATCCTCTGTCGATATCAGCTTGAACAATTTTATGCTTTAAGTACATTTTCTCAGTACCATCAAAATGATAGTCGTAGAAAAAGCTTAATGCATCGTCAATTCTATCGTCTACTTGATCGTCATCTACATTAATTTGAATGACTGGATGACCTAGTCGGCGTAGACAATAGTCTTTAAATTCTGCTCTGGTTGTTGGAGTTGCCATGAAATCCTCTTTATAGAGTATTTAGTTACGCTATATTTATCTTACCAATTATACTTGCGGATATGCAACACCTGGTACTGTAAAGTTAGCAACATATCTAGCATATCCTTTGGTAATTCTTATCTCATCTAGATAACCATTCCAACTTTCAGTGCCTGCTGCGTTGTTACCTACCGTTAATGCTAAATTGGGTGGTAAAGTTCCAGTATAAGTTACTGTGCTACCAACTTGTGTTCCGTTCAAAAATAATCTCAAATTTGAACTACTTCTTGTGGCTGCAAAATGAGTCCAAGTATTGGTTGAAATTGTACCCCCAAATGCCACATTCGCAGATGCTGTAAAGAATTCTAAATTAGCAGTATTCGCAACAAGGCTAAATCTACCGGCAGTTGTATCTGTTGCCGTAGTTCTAGTCGCACAAATGGTTTTTCTACCAGCAGCCACAGTAGCAGTATACAACCACCCCTCGATTGTAAAATCTCCAGTAAAAACATTTAGAGGACTAAAAGTTGGTGCGGCTTGTATATAATCTCCGGAACCATCAAAGTATAAACCACGATCTCCATATTTTTCCTGAGTTGTAGATGCCGTAGAATTGCCTCCAGTAATAAGGGCGTGCTGACCTGCGTAATCAAAAACACCCGAAGATTTTGAATTCAATATCATAGTAGTGTTAGCGATAGCAGTTAATGGTGTAGTTGTAGGTGTAAAGTTATTAGTATAAACTGCTGTGCCTACAACTACACGAAGATCAGAGATGAATCCATTTGTCCACCAAGTGGCAGCACCTGGAGCATCACCTACTTGTCCTATAGTAAATTGTGATGTTGTTGCATAATCGTTGGCGTCTGTATAAGTAGTTGCATTAGCGATACCGTTGACATATAGTTTAGTAGTACCACTACTTTTAACTACTGCAATATGATACCATTGTCCACTAGTTATACTACTTTGAGTAATTCTATTAACACCACCTGTATAAAAAGTCAAGTTTCCCGCCGTAGAAAAAAGTACTGTAACTTTAGTTTGAGTGGCACCGCCTCCAGAAGTTCTAAAGTCTATTAATCCAAAATTACTTGCTACCGAGTTAGGATACACCCAAAACTCAACTGTCCAATTACCAGTGCCAAAACCAAAAGCAGTTGTTGCAGTTGGAATTCTGTAATAATCTGTAGAGCCGTTAAAGTAATAAGAACCAACATAAGTTTCTGGTGAATATGCGATACTAGTAGTAAATGGGATAAATTTTGTAACAGCGGCATCACCAGATTTTGTTATTGAAAATGCATTATTACTTCTATCTATAAACTGATTATATTGACAAGTCAATAAACTTACATTAGCAGAGTTGGCACTTTGACTGGTTGTAGTTAGTACAGTCGTTGATGGTGTAAAATTGCTTGTATATAAAGCTTGTCCTTTAACTATTCTGAGACTGGCAATGTGACAATGTGAATATGCGGACCAGGTATCCGCATATCCTGCTCTGAATGTAGCCGATGTATCAACAAGGTTTGTACTATTGGTTCCAGTAGCATCTAATGTACCATTTTTAAACCAATAAACTGTAGATCCAGTTCTTACGAGCGCCCAATGTGTCCAAGTATTAGTATCTACATCAGATCCAGAAAAGAAATCACTTGTGCCACCAAGTCTTGCACCCAGTTTTGTAGGACTTAGTGCAGCATTTTTATAAATTTGCCATCCAGAAGTAGCATCACTAGCTTTTTTACCAACAACTCCCATAGTACTGGACCAAGTTATAGGGTATATCCAAAACTCTACAGTAAAATTACCTGAACCTAAATCTAATTTAGTATCATGCGCTATTGACATGTAATCGCCATTACCATCAAAATATGCACTCCACATTGTACCGTACGGACTAAAAGAACTTACAGTTGGTGTACCTGTTCGTGTAAAGTTTAAATTTGAAGTAGTGTTTGAACTTAAATCAACAATTCTATTATTATCAAAACTTGCATTGGATAAAGAACCTAAGAAAATTACATTAGCAGAGTTGGCACTTTGACTTGTTGTAGTCAATACTGATGTTGCGGGTGTAAAGTTTGCTGTATATAATGCTTGTTTAGTTATACGAACATTTGAAATGTAACCAGTAAAAGGTTGTGCTGTTGTTCTTGAGTTTCCAATATAAAGACTTTCTGTTTGGCTAAAATCATCACTTCTAGTTGATGAAGCTTCTGAAGTTCCATTTAGATATAAATTAACTGCTGTTCCATTTCTAACTAAAGCAAAATGATACCAAGTATTCAAAGCAATGACTGTTGTACCTTTTACAACAGTCGATGTAAAAGTTGTTGCTAATTGACCACCAGCAGAACCATCGATACGAATTTCCCAACCGGTATTTTCAGCGGTCGCACCTTTAGCAAGAATTCCTTTTTGAGCACCACCGATTGCCGTAGCACGAAACCATCCTTCGATAGTGAAACTGCTTGTACCTATTCTGATTGCAGCACTATCTGATACAGTTAAATAATCGCCAGTGCCATCGAAAAATGTTGATCCATCCGAAGATGTAGGTGATGCAAATGGAGAAAATCTACTTGGTGTTACATCACCATTTAGTGTTATCAAAGAATTATTATTACTTGAATCTAAGTTGTAAGCGGTATTTGCAATATAAGTATTTTCTCCAGTAATTAATAATGAAGTATATTTCCAATAAGTATCGTTAGTTAGAACAATAAGAGTAATGTTTTGTTGTGTAGTTTGATTTTGTGCATCATTAACTAAAACTACCAAATTTGTAGTGCTATCTGAGGTTACCGTTCCTGATATTAAACCCGAAGACGATAGTGACAATCCTGATGGTAATGTTCCAGAATACAAACTATATGTTAGGGGTGTATCACCAGTCGCTAAAAGTTGAACACTTACTGTAAAAGATGGACTTGTATATGAGGTGCTAGTGAAAGAAGGAAAACCAGAAGTCGCAACACCATTCGTGTATACTGCACCATAACTATTAGGATTAAATAACATCAAATTAACTGTTCCTGATGCAATCGCAGGAACTACAGCCCTATACTCACTGCTGCTTACATAAGTGTTGGATACAACAGAACCATTTAGATAAATTGTAGCACCAGGTAAAAAACCATATCCTCTAATTTTTATATTACCGCCAGAACTTGATACAGCGGTATCATCTAAATCATTGTAAAAAGAATCAGTATAAGTTATGCTCGTAATAGCTATACGATTAGCTTCATCAAAACTTTTGATAGTATTCGTGCTAAGTAATTTTTGACTGTTCATTTTGCTATATTTGGACTACTACTTACAGTAAAGTTTGCAATATACCTAGCATATCCTCTAGTAACTCTTAGATCATCTATGTATCCCTGATAATGGTTCGTAGCTGTAGTATCTCTATTTCCAATTGAAGTACCTATAGTTACATCTCTGTCAGTGCAAGATGTTGAACTCGTACCACTACCTGTTGTTGGTTTTGTTCCATCCAAATATAGAGTAACTGTTGTACCGTATCTAACAACAGCGACATGAGTCCAAGTGTTTGCAGTTAGTGCAGTTGAAGATGTAAATAAAGTGGCGTTATTAATCACAACTGACGGAAATCCTGTGGCACTTATATTCAAAGCTAAGCCTGTTGTTGATGCTGCACTAGTGCGAGAATCAATAACTGTCATCGCTTTAGCCACTGTGGTTGGATACAACCATGCTTCTATTGTAAAATCACCAGTTCCAAAATAACAACTTAGTGCTGTATTAACATATGCATAAACAGAAATATAGTCACCGGTTCCATCGAAAGAATAACTGTGTGCACCCCATTTACTTGTATTAGGTAATAGTCTAACATCGCCGTTTACTTGCAAAGTGTTTTGCATAGTACTATCTAATATAGAGGTAGTTGCACCGGAAAGTAATATTTTTGCATTGGCAGCATATTCTCTATATCCAAAAGGTCTAACAGGAGGAGTAAAATTGCTTGTATATGCCGCATTGCCGTTGATAAATCTGTAATTAGATATGTAACCAACATAAGGACTTCCTAAATCTCCGCCAACACCTATTCTAAATTGTTTAGCAGCACCGTTGTAATTGTAAATTGTTACGCCAGTAAAGTTGTAAGTTGTTGCATCAGCAATACCATTAACATAAAGTGATCCAGTATTTCCATTTCTAACTACAGCAACATGATTCCATGAATTTGCAGTTACATATCTTGTTGTTCCAGTTAATGCTTTGGTTGAAATACCAGATGCTGCATCAGTAAAAGAAAATTCCAAAACATTTGCTGAAGTGACAATAAAAATCCAAGCACCACCAACTTGCCAATTATTAGATATTCCTCGGGCTGCTGCATTTGTTGTTGGATAAATCCAAGCTTCTATTGTAAAATTATTGGCACTTTGAAGAAAATCATTATTAGCGGTACATGTTACATAGTTTCCACTGGCCGGAGCCAAATACATAGAAGTACCATTGTCATCATATGAATAAGTATTTGCTCCATTAAATGGACTAAAGCTAATTACTGATGCGGTTCCAGTCGGAATTATTCTTGCAGCAGTATTACTGTTATCAATATAACCATAACTATTACATGCTATTAACAATACATTAGCTGAGTTGGCACTTTGGCTGGTTGTTGTAAGTGGTGTTGTGGATGGAGTAAAATTACCAGTATATACTGCTTGTTTAGCAATACGAAAATTGCTGATGTAACCCGTGCTGCCATAACTTGCTGATCCATTATCTTTAGTGCCAATCCATACTGGGTTTGTTGTTGCTGCTCCTGTTATAGTGCCAGATACTGTTGCAGTTCCTCCGGCTACGCCATTGACATAAAATGTTAAAGTTGAACCACTTCTCACCCAAGCAACATGCGTCCATCTATTGTAATATACTGTAGTTGTTCCATAATATACACTAGAATTATTAAGAAAAAATTTCATCCTTCCTTGTCCAGTAACTGGACTAGCTAATGGATCTATAGAACATAAAAAGTTAGCAGAAGTAGCAGCACTCTGTCTGGCATCATATACACCCCAATTAGTTATGGTTGTGTCGGTTGGATATATCCATGCTTCCATGGTGAAATCACCAGTGAATGTAGTAAGGGCTGATGTAGCGCCAGTAGCAAGATAATCTGTTTTGGAACCAAAATACACACTCCAATTTGGTTGAAATGGATTGAAGGATGAAAAGTTTGGTGTTCCTGTTTTAGATATTGCTCTCTGATGAATACTAGCATCAATAATCAGGTTATTATTATTTGATGTTAGTTTTTGACAAGTTAATAAAACCACATTAGCTGAGTTGGCGCCTTGACTAGTGGTTGTTAATGGTGAAGTTGTTATTGTAGTATTTGATGTATATAATGCTTGACCTTTTGTTATACGAATGTTTGACATATGACCCGTAACAACCGTAGAACCAGAACCATCTTTTCCTATATAAACTGAAGCAGTTGATCCATAATCTTGATTAGTAGTATAGGTGCTTCCTACTTGATTACCATTAATAAATAATTTGGAATTACCTGACTGTTTAGATATAGCTACATGTGTCCAAGTATTCAATGTCATCGCAGGACCAGTGATAACAGCAGAATTTGGTGAGTTGCTATAGAAAACAATATTTGTACCATTGTACATTAACAATACTCTTTTGTTATTGTTATCATTGATATCAATCCAATCTTGTCTGGCATTAACAGTTGGATATACCCAACATTCTACTGTAAAATCTTCTGTGCCCAATCCAAAAGCTGTATTAGAAGCTACAACCAAGTAGTCTCCAGAACCATCAAAATATGCCGCACCGTCTGTAGCATTATTTGATGTGAATGGAGTAAAATGAGAAGGCCTACAATCTCCGTTTACTGTTATGTAAAAGTTTTTGGGTGATGAATCTGAAAATATTGTTGCAGAATTGGATGTTGTATTATTTGATCCTAAGGGTTCTCCAGTTAATAATAAAGTAGTATTTGCCCAGTAAAGATCAATATCAACAATTACTAATGTAATAGTTTGTTGAAAAGATTGATTTTGTGGATCAGTTACTATAACATCAAAAGTTGTAGTTGAAGTCGATGTTGCTGTGCCCGAAATTAATCCACTTGAAGATAGTGATAATCCACTTGGTAGTGTGCCCGAATATAAAGTGAAAGTTAACGAAGCATCGCCGGTAGCGGCCAATTGAACGGATACATCCCTAACACTGGTATATGATGTAGTAGTAAAACTAGGAAAACCAGATGTTACTAAGTTAGCATAAATTGAACCGGTATTCAAACGACTATCAAATATCATTAATGGATATGAACCAGCAGAAGTTGCTGGTATTATAGCACGATATTCGCTAGAACTTATGTAAGTATTTGATACTAGTGCATTGTTAAAATATACCTTACAACCTGGTACAAAACCATACCCTTTGATTTGTATATAACCACCGGCAGTGTTAACAGCAGTATCGTCTAACCAATTGTAAGAAGCATCAGTAACATTAACACCAGTTATCGTAATGCCATTATATTGAGTTATGCTGTTAGAATCCGAGTATCTGGTTCTTACAGATTTACTTGTCATTAACTTATTTCGCTTCCAAACGCCGAGAAACTTAGACTTGGTAGTGCCGCATTAGCAACAAGAAAATCGCCAGCGCCCATAGTAACACCAATAGTCAAAGTGATAGTATCATTTGCTGGTATAAATGTATTATAGTTAATATAATGCTGTGCTGATAAAGTATTACCTGAAGGTACAACAGCTACTCTAAAAGTAGAAGAGTTTGCATTTTGATTACACACTGCAATCGTACTAATAACAGTATTCGTTCCAACGGGAACTGTGTATATTGTATTTGAAGAGTTAGCAATAGGGTTAATTTGCCCTAAAATTTTATATATGATGCCCATTTAAATTATGCTCCCATTAGCATGAAAGGATGTATTGTTGTCGTAGATGTTCCACCGCCACCGGTGTTTGTGTTAGCTTTATCAAAAGCAGCATTAGCTTGGATGAAAGCAGCCGTGATACTATTATTTTGTGTAACATCAACACCAATACTTATATTTGCTGAAATGAATGCAGCATTAGCTTGGATGAATGCTCCACTAATATTAGTGTTTTGAGTATCGTTGACACCACCCTCATTGTTAGCTTTAATAAATGCAGAGTTGGCTTGTATAAAAGCACCACTAATATTAGTGTTTTGAGTATCATTAATCCCAGTATTATTATTGGCTACAATAAATGCAGCATTAGCTTGGATGAAAGCACCATTAGCATATTGACTGGCACTGTTAGCGGCACTTCTTACCCATAAATCTGTAGAATTGTTTGCAGCATCCCAAGCTAAATTGGCTTGAATGAATGCTCCGTTAGCTTGTATTTCTGTTATAGTAATTCTATTATTTTGAGTATCATTAACACCAATACTATTATTAGCGACTATGAATGCTCCATTAGCATATGAACCTGCCGATGCTGCTGCTTCTCTAGCGACACCATCGGTTGCTGAACCACCAGTCAAACTGTTTGCAAAAGCAAATGCCGCATTAGCTTGAATGAATGCTCCATTCGCTTGAATGCTGGCCACAATGATATCTGTGTTCTGTGTTAAATTAACACCAGCCTCATTATTGGCTTTAATAAATGCGGCATTGGCTTGAACAAAAGAACCATTAGCGTATGTACTAGCACTGTTCGCTGCATCTCTTACCCAAGGATCAACAGCATTATTGGCAGCTATAAACGCCGCATTGGCTTGAATAAAAGCACCGTTGGCATATGTACTAGCACTGTTCGCTGCATCTCTTACCCAAGGATCAACAGCATTGTTTGCTGCAATAAATGCAGCATTAGCATATGAGCCGGCAGAATTGGCAGCATCAAAAGCGAGATTGGTATAGGGAAGTAAATCAATATTTTTAAGTCTTATTAATGATGAATGCAAATTTGCATTCAATGTGTCGATTGTAAATGAAGCATCATTAATATCAATATTGTTATTTGAACCAATCTCTGAAGTATACCCTTTAAATAGATACCATTCTTTTGTGCCTGTATCACGAATGAAACCGGTATGAGCATTTGTGCCGTCATTATAGTGTGCGGCCAAACCAATATCTAATGTATCACCGGCATAATTATTAATACCCATAATAAACAAGGTATCATTAGCAACGATTTGAGATGCACTAATACTAAAAGTATTTCCAGTAACGATTAAGTTACCAGTAATAGAAACATCACCAGTTATTGTACCACCAGTTGAATCATATTTTGTATTGGCGACTATGAACGCTGCATTAGCTTGAATAAAAGAACCATTTGCCCGAATCTCGGTTACTGTGATTCTACTGTTTTGAGTATCGTTGACGCCACCTTCGGTGTTTGCTTTGAGAAAAGCACCGTTGGCTTGAACGAATGCTCCGTTAGCGTATGTACCTGTACTGGTTATATTTGTATTTTGAGTATTGTCTATACCTAAACTATTATTCGCCGTCAAAAATGCAGCATTAGCATATGACCCTGCTGAGTTTGCAGCAGTGAATGCTGAGTTAATAAGACCGGTGATCTTGTTGGTTCCCTCGTAAAAACCAGTCGAGTATATGTTACCTGTAGCACCAATACCACCGGAAACAATAATACTTCCTGTGGTTGTTGTATTTGCAGGATTGCCAGAAGATACTGTTAATACAGTATCAATTGTAGCATTTCCGTAGATTCGTGTACCGCTTAGTAATTTGGCCATGTAGTATTTATGTTGTATTATTCAAAAGGACTGAACACTACCGTTTCGTCAAACTCTCCAGCTATCTGTAAGACGCCAGTCATAAGTTCTCTTTTTTGCACAGTAGGATCGTTTGCTATCGTAACTTCATCAAATTCGGAAGAATAAATTACAGTCTTCGTAATAGAATTTATTGACTTTGTAATTTCATCCATAGTAACAACTTGCATTGAACCGTTGGCGTATAATTTTGAAGCAGTTTGTTTTAAGGCTGGTGTGTATGTTATAATAATAATACCTCGTGCACCAGAACCGCTATAGGTTCCTGTTGCACCGGAACGATAAGTTCCACCGCCTCCACCGCCGCCATAATTACCGCCGTTACCGCCATCTCTTGCATCGGCGGCTGTTATAGCACCTCCAGCGGCGCCACCTCCACCTCCACCAGAGTAATAAGGAACAACGCCGCTTCCTCCATTGCCGCCTTTTAAAGCTCGGCCACCATTCCAAGATGTGGCAACAGAAGAGCCGGCACCACCGCCACCATTCGTTCCATCAGCATCAAAATCTCCTCCAACGCCGCCAGCTTGCCCAGACGAACCACCGCTACCACCAATACCAGCACCAGCAGATGCTCCAAGACTACCAGTCGAACCTCCTCCATTAGGGCCACCGGCACCGCCGCCACCATCTCCGGAATCTGTAGTGGAACTAGTTCCTTTGCCTCCTCCTGCACCTCCGTTGCCAGCATAACCACCGGCACCGCCACCGCCCGTAGAACCTGCTTGGTTGGTAGAACTTGGCGCCACACCACCAGAACCTCCGGAATATTTAATCGATCCTATACCACTAGCAGATGATCCTCCAGCGCCAACATTAGCGACCCGTTGTCCACCACCGCCTCCTACCGCACCAACTAAAGCAGTAACATAAGATGCCGATCCAAACCAAGTATCTCCTCCAGAACTGCCATTGCCACCGGCTGTGTTTGTACCACTGCCGCCACTACCTACGGTGTAAGGAACAGTCGTAAAAGAAGATAAACTTACATTTGCAGAACGAGAATAGGCTCCTCCTCCACCTCCAGCGCCCGGATAACCGTTACCTGCTGCTTGGTTGACACCTTTACCTCCTCCACCGCCACCACCTATACACTCTATGGTGTTATTATAATCGTTCCAATCGGCTGGTTTAGTCCAACTACTACCACCAGTAAGTATGACTCTTGTTAATGCCATGATTAGCTTATTTCATCAATTGAATACAGTATCTAAACTATTTGTTATTTCATTGAAGAATACATAGACAGCACTTGGAGAGGTAGGACCGACATTAGAAAAACCTATCGCTCCATTAGTTCCAATATAAATGTTTCCGGTAACACCGATACCTCCAGAAACAATAATAGAACCATTGGTATTGGATGTTGATGATGCAGTATTTGTAAAATATGTTTTTTGAGTAAATGTAACTTGTCCACTGTTTGTTACATTACCGGAAGTGGTTTGATTACCTACAGAGAAATCTCCATCAACAGTAAATACCCCACTAACCCAAGTATTACCTTTAACAGCAAGACCACCATTGATAATCAAAGCACCCGTACTATTCGAAGTTGTGGGTGTGGTGTTTTGAATAATCATTGAAGCCGTAGTAGATAATGTCACATTACCCGTTACGGTTCCTCCTGCTTTTGGTAAAGCAGCATTAGCTACTAAAAATGCAGCGTTGGCTTGAATGAACGCACCGTTAGCATAAGTTGCTGCTGATCCGCCAGCAGCATTTGCGGCAGCGAAGGCGGCGTTGGCCTGAATAAACGCACCGTTGGCTTGAATACTAGAGACTGTGATGTTCGTGTTTTGAGTTAAGTTAACACCAGCTTCGTTATTGGCTTTCGCAAAAGCACCATTGGCGTATACAGAAGCAGAGTTGGCATCTCTAAATGCTCCATTAGCTTGAATAGTAGCAACAGTAATATTAGTGTTTTGCGTTAAGTTAACACCACCTTCAGTATTTGCTGTTATGAATGCAGCATTAGCTTGAACAAAGGCTCCATCAGCAATTATATTAGCGGTATTGGCTTTAAGGAATGCAGCATTAGCTTGAATGAATGCTCCATTGGCATAAGTTCCAGAAGCGCCGCCAGCAGAATTTGCAACTTCGAAAGCAGCATTAGCTTGAATGAATGCTCCATTCGCTTGAATGCTGGTTACTGTAATATTAGTGTTTTGAGTATCGTTGACGCCCGCTTCATTATTGGCTTTAGCAAATGCTCCATTAGCATATAATGCTGCTGAGTTGGCAGTACTTCTTGCTACTGAATCTGGTGTTGCTGAAGGGTTTAATAGATTTGTTCCTACTCCACCTGATGCTTCCGTTAAATCAATATAAACACCACGGGCAGAACCACCTTGTTCAAAGATTCTTAGTTTATCTTGATAAGCGTCAATTGTAACACCGCCACCGAGAGTACCACTAGGCGGTTTATCTAAAAGTATTTCACCACCTTCATCACCACCAACCGGCAATACTATTAGTTTACCACCACCACCAATTTTTAAATCACCACCAAATACTGTACCACTCGTATTTGCTAAGGCAGCATTGGCTTTATCGAAAGCTGCATTTGCTTTAAGATAAGCACCATCAGCTATAGGTTGAACAAAACTTAAGCCGGAATAAGCACTATTTGCATATGTTGCTGTCGAGTTTGCTTTGTCGTATGCTGAGTTGGCTTGAATGAATGCAGCATTGGCATATGATGCTGCACTATTTGCAACAGTGAAACTAGAGTTAGAATAAGAACCGGCAGAGTTTGCAGTAGCCCAAGCTATAGAACCGTTAGTAGAAGTAAAGGCATCATTAGCTTTATCGAAAGCACCAGAGGCTATATCGTAGGTTGTTTTATCACCAATCGTTACTGTCTTCGTTGTACTGCAAGCGGTTATGCTGATACCATTTGCACCTACTAATGTCAATGTATCAGTTGATGAAGACGCCAACACCAATGTAGAATTGGCATTGATTGTGGAAAAGGAATCACTAGTTGATCCTCCTCCACTACTGGTTGAGATTGATGCTATTGAACCATTTGCATGTTTATAGAAAAGTAAACCATCAGCATAATTTATTGCCAACTCGCCATAATTTAACCCTGATGGAACACTACTTGATATGCCCGATTTTTTTAGCTGTATGCTTGTATTTGCCATCTATTTTAGAATTTTCCACCATCTGCAAGTATGGCTTCCGATTTACCCTTTTTCTTTTTGCTAGGTATTACATTTTCTACAACTATAGGTACTTCAACTGCTGTTAGTTTACTTATCTCATTTTTCAATTTATCTATCTCAGCAGTTTTGATGGCAAGCTTTTCATCGGTTGTTTTGATGATGTTTAAAATTTCTTTTTCTTTTTGTGCTACTTCATTTTGACTTTTGATTAGTTCTTTTCTAAAAGTTTCTAAATGTTCTAGTTGATGCTTAGATTTATCCCATTCTTCTTTTTCTTTTGTCAAAACAGTAACATTATTTTCATACATCTTAACACTATTTTTTAAAGCTTCTACTTCGCTCCTTAATAAATTTTCTTTATTTGGATCGTAAGTTGAAAGTTTATTTTTTAATTCTAAGTTATTTTGAGTAATTTCATCATTCTTTTTTCTATACTCTTCTTCCAACTCAAGTTTTCTTTGTTGGTAGAGATATTCTTGTTGCACCTCTGATTGATTCTGTTTCTCAGTGAACTCATTAATTTTTTCATCCATCATTTTTAACATGTCATCGCTCACCTTTAAATTGGCTTGCAATGACATGTTTTTAGCTAAGATATCAATTACTGTATCATTTAGAATCTGCACATAATGCTTAATGTAGGACTCATTATTCATTCAAAACTCCTATTATGTAAAATTGTATAAAATTATATAGACTACTTACTAAAACTACATTAGAAAATTCCACCATCCAAAGTATTTGTCCAAATTGGAGTTCCAGAATTGTTCACAGTAAGAATTTGATTAGACCATGTTTGATCTGAAGTATCTGCTGCTGCGGTAACAGACATAGCACCTGTACCATTACCGTAAATAATACCTTTACTGGTAAATGTTGCAGCACCAGTACCACCTTGTGTTACAGTTAATCCTGAGATTGACTGATATGTTGCAGCAGTCAATCTACCGTATGCATCAACTGTTAGTGAGGTTAGAGTATTGTTTGTAGCACCAGAACCCGTTGCTGTGAAAGTACTATTAGCAAGTGATCTAAATCCTGTATCACCGGCAACCAATAATGTATCTTGTGTGTAAGAAGTAGAACCTGTACCTCCACGAGAATAACCAAACACACCAGAATTAATTGCTGATGCAGGCAATGCAATTGGGTTGGCTGATGTTCCAGTTAATCTTCCGTATGCATCAACGGTAATTGATGTGATTGTATTTGATGATCCCAAATCATACGAACCGGTATGGGTATATGTACTATTTGCTAGAGTATTAAGACCACCAGTTCCATTTCCTACTAAGATTGCTCCATCACTGAATGTTGTACGACCGGTACCACCATCGCCTACAACAATTGCTGCGGCCAGGCTAGAAACGATACCGCCGGTTATATTTGCACGAAGTGTAGCAGTATTAGCAGAGGTAGCAGAACCTGACGCCAATACATTACCTGTAGGATCATTGGTAAGTCCTTTAAATAGGAAGTACTCTCCAGCAGCTTGTCTAACAAGACCAGTATATTTTGTTCCCGAATTTACATACTCACCATAAAAACCAATATCTAATGCATCTGCCGCATTATTTGCAGCCAATTTAATAAGAGTGTCTTCTGTTCTAATGGTCGATACATCATTAATAACTTGATCGCCACTGACGATAAGGTCTCCAGTAATAGCAAGACTACCGCTGATAGTACCACCCGAAGAAGATAGTTTGCTATTTGCTGTTATGAATGCAGCATTAGCTTGAACAAAGGCTCCATCAGCAATTATATTAGCGGTATTGGCTTTGTCATATGCCGAGTTAGCTTGAACGAAGGAACCGTTGGCATAAGTTGCTGCTGAGTTAGCAGCTTGTCTAGCCCAACTATCAACTGAAACACCGCTACTTGCTATAGTATTGGCATAATCGTAGGCAGCATTTGCTTTAAGGAAAGCACTATTCGCATATGAACCAGCGGAGTTTGCGCCAGTCCAAGCAGCATTTGCTACAAACGCTGGATAACTAACATCAATCTCATGGGTAGAAACCGCAAGAATTCTACCATTAGCAGCGATTGTAAGAGTAGGGATCGCAGTAGCTGATCCGTAGTCACCAGCAGATAGGCCAGGAACTGCATTCAAACTTGCATTAAGTGTTACTGCTCCGGTTCCATTAAAAGCAACCGAAGAAGCACTAATATCGCCGCCAGAAATACTAAAATTTCGTGAAGTCTGTAATTGAGTGGCTGTATTCGAATTACCATATAATGTAGCATAAAATGCATTATTGTCATCTCTTTTTACTAAAGTGCCGGCAGTGGAATCAGAAGTTGCTGAATTTACAGTATCATAAGTTACTTTACCGCCGATAGCGTAAGAGGTAGAGCCATCAGCACTACCGATGAAGATGTTATTTGAACTGTATGAATAAGCTAACTCACCGCCTAACAAAGAAGATGGTGTTGAGGTAGTAGAAGAACGCTTAATCAACAATGCTGTGTTAGAAACGGCCATTGTCTTTCCTTTTTATTGTTATAGTGTACAAGGTTTATGTAACTATTTATGCTTCAAAAATTTTCAAAAAATGCCACAATCTATAATTCCGGCTATGATAGTATTTGCTATAACTATATTTGCTGTCAGGTTGCTAGAAAGCATATCTAAATTGCCAGAAAGTGTACCGCCAGTATTACTTAATTTACTGTTTGCCGCATCAAAAATTATAGAACCGTCAAAAGTTAGAATTTTAGGACTAGCATTTTGATTAGCAGTAATTGATATACCATTAGCGGTAACCAAATTAATAGAATCTTCACCAAATGCGACTAATCCTGGACCACCATTAATATCCCAAGTTTTAAAGCTACTTGCTAAACGGATTCTAACAGCGCCATCACCTAAATCCGAAACAAAAACGCCTGTATCATTATCGAAACGAAGAGTTGTTACATTGTTGACTACACCAAAAATATCATTAGCAAAATTATAATTTGATACAGTATTAATAGAATTATTCGCTCTATTAAAAGCAGCATTAGCTTGAGAGAATGCTGCATTTGCATAAGATTCTGCGGCATCTGAGGCAATAAAAATAGAATTATTTCCATTATTTGCTGCCCACTTACCGGAAGTTTCTATCCATAAAAATTGTGCATTAGGTTGAGCACCACGGTCTACTTCAATACCTGCATTGTATAGAGGTTGACCTGACTGGTCAATCGCCGCATTTAGAGTAATGATATTATCAGTAATTAATACTGTCTGAGTATTTGCATAGACCACATTACCGGTGATGACCAAATTACCAGTTATCTGTACATCACCGGTAATTGTACCACCGTTATTTGCATCTAAAGAATTGTTGGCTCGTAAAAACGCAGAGTTAGCATATGAACCTGCCGAGTTTGCTTGTTCAGAAATACCACCTACAGATTGTCCTTCTCCACTTAAATCGATAACGAAAGTCGTTATATTGTTAGCATCATAATTGTTGCTGATTGCCAAACCGCCTGTTCCAGTAGTTGCTAAAACTACACCACCGAGATTTATACTAACTGGACCCGAATAAGTTGGATTTGTTACTTGAAGAGTACCATTAGCATCAGCACTTAAAATGACACCATCGATATCGACAGAACCTGGACCCACATACAGAGAATGCCATTTTCTTGTTGGTGATCCCAAATAATACCTAACATCAGTTAACGGTGTTATGTTACCCGTCATTACTATATCACCGGATATTGTTCCTCCAGATGATGAGAATTTACCGTTAGCAGTATTGTAAGCACCTTGTGCTAAAGTGTAACCACTGTTTGCTTTATCGTATGCTAAATTGGCTACATCAAACCCAGTGTTGGCTTGTCTGATAGCCACATTAACTAAATTGTAAGCAGAATTGGCATGTCTAAATGCACCAGATGCAATAATTGCTGAATTGTTTGCTGATTCAAAAGCACTATTTGCATAAGAACTAGAAGTATTGCTTCTAGCAAAAATTAAGTTAGCTAATTCAAAAGCACCATTAGCGTAGAGCGAAGCACCATTAGCTTGAACAAACGCACCATTAGCGTAGAGTGCAGCACTGTTCGCTAAATTGTAAGAACTATTAACATGAATATAGGCCGAATTCGCTTGAAGAAAAGCGGCATTAGCATAAGAAGAAGCAGAATTAGCAACCGCAAACGCAGCGTTGGCTTTGATAGAAGCCGGACCTGCATATAGAGAAGCATTATTGGCTACTTCAAATGCTGCGTTAGCTTGAGTAAAAGCACCATTGGCATATCTACTTGCACTGTTCGAAGTATAGCTGGCAACAAAAGCATATGCATATGCTGAATTTGTAAGTTCGTATGCCGCATTGGCTTGTATAAATGCACCGTTAGCATATCTGCTTGCACTATTTGCGGCCGTACGAACCCAGTTGTCTTGAAGAAGAGCGCCGGATAGTAGTATAGTAGAGTTTGAATTTACTACTATAGTTTCGATACCATCGGTACCTTTGATAGTTAGAACATCTCTTCCAACTGTAATAGAATTTGCGCCATAATCACCTTTAACATTTAAGGTGACTAGAGAATTAACATCCAATGCAATATTGGCGGCACTAGTAATTCGTCCTTTTGAATCTACTGTAATTGTTGGAACTATAGCAGTGCCTATTCCAGCGCCACCGTAAGTTGCAGCAGAAACACCAGTAGATGTTAATACTAAAGGTATATTGGCGTTATTTGATCCATCAACCGACACTCTTCCGGTAGCGTCTCCACTGACACCAATTAATCTTGGATTTTCCCAAGTAGTCGCTGTACCTGCGTTACCGTATAATGTTGAGTGTACCGCAGAAGCAAAAACAGCACCGTTTGCTGCTCTCTTTACTAGAGTTCCTGCTACCGCAGCATTTGAAGCAGCATCAATGATATCGGTGTAGTACTTACCACCAATAGTGATGATACTATTATCGGTGTTACCACCAATGAATAATTTGCCAGATACATTTGAATAAGCTGGCTCACCGGTAGTAAGGACTAACGGGGCAGTATTAGTATTAGAATACTTTAACTGAAATGTTGTAAATGCCATTTAGAATGTACCGCCATTCAAAATGGAAATATTAAGAGCACTCTGAGCAAAAATGAATCTATCGTTTACGGCATCATATGCCAATACATCTCCATCTGCTATTCCTGGAGATTCATACACATCAGTTAACTGACCCAATTTAATGGTTGGTAACCCTTTAAATTTTGGATCCGCAATTACCGTTCTTACTGGCGTATTAATTCTAGCTACAGTAGTGACCGATGCGTTTACTTTTCCTACAATATCGGCCATGTTTTACCTCGTCACAGATGGTAGTACTGTAACAATTCCTTCTACGATCCTAGTAACAGTATTACTAGGAGAGGTAATTTTCAAATCGTACACATAACGGCCGGGAGTAATGTTTGCAGTATTTGATGCTGTAATACTGAGAGTTATTTGTCCATTTGCAGTATCAGTTACATCTGCATTTATAGGATGGTATGACGATGCATAATATGATTTACGCATTTGTGACTGCGCCGTATACGAATACAAGTTAATGGCAGCGCCATTGATATCTTCAACATCTACCGTGGTAGAATATGTAGCGCCCTGCTCAACAACTAATTCTGTGTATGCAGCCAATTTAGTCTACCTATTTGCTTATTATTTATCTAATTTGCCTTCAAGGTAAGCTACCCTTGAAGATAATTCTTTGACAGCTTCAATTAATAATCCTACAAAATTGTCATAGTAAACTTTCTTCGTGCCATCAACTTCAGTCACTAATTCAGGAAGAATTTGTTCAACTTCTTGAGCAATGACACCCATAGATTTAAGACCATTTTCTTTCCATGAGAATGTAACACCACGAAGACTGTTAACTGTAGCTAATGCATTTGTAACTGTTGCAATATCTGTCTTCAGTTTTTCATCAGATGATGCTGTAAAGTTTGTAGCACCGACAACACCACTTGATGGATTGAAAGTTAACTTAGAGGTTGCAGTTCCGATAGCAGAAAGAGAGCCAGAGGTTGCAGAAGTAAAGTTGATATAACGAGTAGCATTTGTTGTATTGTCATCTGCGATTGTTGTAAAAGTTACTGATGTTTCGGATGCGGCAGTTAATCTGCCTGCCGAGTCCACCGAGATTGTAGGAATTTTAGTAGCTGAACCGTAAGTACCTGCTACAACTGTGGTAGCAGGAAGTCTAGCAGAAGGCAAAGTACCTGTGGTTAATTTTGAAGCATCAATACCACTTGCTAATTGAGCATTAGAAATAGTACCAGTTAATTTTGTTGTTGCTACATCAGCAATCTGAGAATCTGAGATTGTTCCTGTTAATTGACTAGTAGCTATAGAAGGTGTCACATTAGCTGCGTAGGTTATTCGTCCCTTTGTGTCAACAGTAAATGTTGGGATGACTGTAGTACCACCTGCTGAAGTACCACCGTAAGGAGCACCGACCACACCAGTTGTAGTCATCTGTGTTGATGTAACAGTATCACTTAATAGTTTTGTACCTGCTATGCTGCCAGCAAGTTGAGCATTTGTGATTGTTCCGGTAAGTAAAGATGTAGCAATAGAAGGTGTAACGCTAGATGCTGTGGTAATTCTACCAGTAGAATCAACCGTAAATGTTGATATGGTTGTCGTACTACCATATGAGGTTGCACTTACGCCGGTGTCCGAAAGTGTCGATGATTTAACTTTTGTTGTCATTATTGAATTCCCTTAATTACCTTTTATTTATTTTACCTTTTTGCATCAATATAAAATATGTACGATTCCGTCAGAATAATATCTTGCGCCCGTAGATATTTGCTCTCTATATCCCATTCCTCTACCTGAATAAACCAATCCTTGATAACTACCGTTTAAAGAAAAGTATATGGGTATAGCAGGACCGTATCCATTTATGCCTGGAGCGCCACCCACAGCATATCCGCCGTCCCCGGCACCTTGACCAGCACCTCCAGATGCAGCGGTAATATTTGTCCAAGAACCTGTTTGAGATGCTACACTTCCTCCGGTACCGCCGTTGGCATAAGCTTGGCCGCCCCGGCTACCTAAAAAAGATGAACTACCACCGCCGCCATTACAAGTAACATCTACTGTTCCATCAGAGGTATAAAACCTACTTTGGCCACCGGATGCTCCAGAAGTAGGACCGTTACTACTTGTAGTTTCTCCTACATATCTTGGTGATGCTCCAACAACAACATTGTATACTTGTCCTGGCGAAACAGATAAAGTTCCTCGAAAACCAGCACCACCTCCACCACTGCCTGAGTTGTTTGTAGAGTTGTTTCCTACATAATTTCCTGTTCCTCCGGCAGCTATTACTGTTACTGTAATTTGATACACTCCTTCGGGGACTGTAAATTGATAAGTTCCTGCGGTAGGATATTGTTTAACAATGTCATTAAAAGTAACTCTTACACCGCCAGAACCTCCATCTGCTCCGGATCTTGCGTTTTGATTAGAAGTATATCCACTAATTGATGGTGGAACACTAGCACCATTTAAAAAACCGGCGCCGCCGCTACCACCATAAGAAGCACCACCTCCAGGTCTTGCCGCACCACCGCTGGCTATAGCATTAGAACCTCCTGCTCCAGTTGTTGATCCAAGGGCGCCTGAAAAAACTGTTCCGTTTATATCATATCCGCTACCTGAAGCACCGCCAGCACCATAAGAAACTGTAGATGGATCTGCTGTAACTGCTTGACCGCCACCACCTCCAGAACTCGAAACGATTTTCTGACCAGTGCTAAAAGCGACATAAGATTCACTGCCAGATGAACCAGGACTAGCTGTTCCAGAATTTATTGGTCTTCCACCAAGCCCTGCCGAACCAACAACCACAGTGAGAACTTGACCAGCAGTGATATTGGTATAATTATTAATATAAGCATATGCTGATGAACCTCCGCCGCCGCCAGCACCTGGACCATATGTTTGTAAACTACCACGCTGACTTACAACATAATACGCTCCACCAGCACCACCGCCACCGCCGCCGGCAGCAGAAAGACTAACAGATGCACAACCATCAGGAACAATTACGGAATAAGTTCCTGGTGTTGTATACAATACTGTTTTAATTATGGTGGCTGTAGATTTTACGGTACCATAGAAAAAACTTGTTTTGTTTGGTTGTCCAGCAACAGAAGGTATTGCAGCATTTGGAGTTATATTAGGAACATAAGCGCCGCCCCTGTAATATTCATCCATTCCTATAGGAGCAACACCACCAAACTCATCCTGAATGGTAGATAATCGTAAATCTCCAGATACTGGCAACTTACTGTTGTAAGAAGGCATTATCTTCTCTTAAGTTCTTCTATTTCCTGCTTTAGTTCCTTTACACCTTCAATTAGAAGAGCAATAATTTTCTCATAGCGAACAGCCATATATCCATTATCACGGTGAGTAACAACCTCTGGTAACACCTTCTCAATCTCTTGAGCGATAATACCAACATCTCTTTCCGTTCTGTCTGGATACATCTCTCTAGCAGTTTCATTCCAATCAAACTTTACACCGTTGATTTGACTAATTTTTTCTAGAGCATTGTCAATAACTTCAATATTTGTCTTCAATCTTGCATCGGAACTGTAGTAAGCAGTAATGTCATTTGTGGCTCTAATTTCACCTGTAGTACCGGTAGGTACTGTGCCAACGCCTATGCTACCAAATTGTACAGAGCTTGTTGTGGCAATTGATTGTGGTAGCGATAGTGTTACAACTCCTGTTGGATTACTTGCAATAATTTGGTTTGTTGTTCCAACAATACTTGTTTGTGTACCATCAGATACTGTTGTAACTCTACCGTAAGAGTCAACAGTAATGTTAGCGGCAATGTAAGAACCAGCAACCGCACCGCTGGCCGGTAATCGAGCAGCAGGTAATGTGCCAGATGTGATGTTTGTTGCTGAAGTTGTATCTGTAGTTGCTGAAGTAGCTAAGCCAGTAATCTGCGAAGTATTAATGGCGATAGCGACGTTTGCTGCATAAGTCACACGACCTTTAGAGTCAATTTTAATAACAGGAACTTGGCCAGTTGTTCCATCCAAACCACCCCAAGCAGTAGCCCTTACTGTGACACCGGAATCATCGAGTCTGGCAGTATTCAATGTTCCTGTTGTAATGTTTGTTGCTGAAGTAGTATCTGAAGTTGCTGAAGCAGCCAGACCAGTAACTTTAGCAGAAGCTAATGATGATATCCATGATGGGTTTGCATAAGAGCCTGTTGAATACAGACCATTAGTAACTGTTCCTGCATTTCCAGTTATACTACATGTGAATGTATTACCGGTATTAGCAAAAGATTTAACCCATGATGTTGTAGCTAGAGTAGTATCTGAAGTACCTAAACCGGCTGTTGTTGCACTAACAGTACCAGTAAATGTTGCTCCAGATAATTTGGCTTTACTTGTTTCTAAGTAATCAATAGCTTGTTGAATTGTTGTTCCGTATGTCCCAAGCGTAGCAGGAATTGTACCACTAACTGAGTAGTTTATGTTATTAGCATATCTAGGATTGTCGATATAACCATCGACTTCAATCATCACGGTATCGCCTGCTGCACAGCCTGTTCCTAATGTTACACTAATCGCACTTGTTTCAGTATAGTCGGAGTTATATTGTCTAACGCCGTTGATATAAACTCTTAGCTGAGAAGCACCAGGAACATATGTGGGTGTTTCAAATAAAGTTTGGCCCAACGAAGCGGTATAAAACAATCTTGAAGTATTGATTGTTGTTCCTGGTGCTGTACCTCCACCACCACTTCCTGTTTGTGCTGCCCAATAGTATGTACCTGGTCCACCAGTTGTTAGAACATAACCTGCTGTAGTTCCTGTTGGCAATAGCGTAGTTAATGCACCCGCCGCAGAAGTAGCACCAGTACCGCCTTGGGTAAGTGGTAACGCAGCAGTTAATGATAGGCCCGCAAAGGTTGGTGATGCGGTTGTTCTTAAATCTTGTGGCGTATTAATAGTCAACACATTTGTAGCGCCAGCAACAGTAACACCGTTAGTACTACTATAGGTAATAACACCCCAAACTGGTCTTGCAGTACCTGAAGTTCCATTAAAAGTATTAGAAGTTAAGTTTGCTGCTGCAAAAGCACCATTAGCTTGTTGGAAAGCAGGACCCGCATAAGTGTCAACATATTGCTTTAGTTTTGTGTTTGCAGTTTCAACAGTAGTATCAACATAACTCTGCATCTTCGTGTTAGCCACATCAACATAACTCTTCATACTAGTGTTAGCTACATCAACATAACTCTGCATCTTCGTGTTAGCCACATCAACATAATTCTTCATGTTGGTATTAGCATTATCGGCGTAGTTTTTAACTACCCAAGTAGAAGACATAACCGAGTTACTTACTGTTGTTAAACTGGCGCTAATTAAGTTTGCAGTAAGAATTTTAGAGAAAGCACTAGCATTATCTGTACTATCTACATTTCGAATCTGCCATTGTTTATTTGTCTCATCCCAACGAATATATGCGTTAGCGCCACTACCCGTAGCTAGAATACCTGATGTGACTCCACGATTAACGCCCAGATATGCATAACCTGATGTTACTGGAATAACTGAACTTAGAATGAAGTTGTCTGTATCATACAGAATGTCACCAGAAACAACAAAGTTACTAGCAACAGTCAAGTCACCGGCAATGTATGCCGAACTATCAAATGTGGCAGCCCCGACCGAATGGAATATTCCACCAATATCTGCCCTATCGGTTGTTCTTAGCGTAGATGAAGATACTGCCCTGGTTGAATTTAAATTTCCTACATCAACATTACCCGAAACAATCATGTTTGCTGCGGTTACAGTATTCGCTGTATTCAAGTTTCCTGCTGTAGTATTACCAACTACAACTAGAGTTTCAGACACATCAATGTTTCTCGCTGAAACAGTATTAGAAGTGATTAAGTTTCCTGCTGTAGTATTACCAACGACCACCATCGTTCCAGAAATATTAGCATTTCCTGCATGCACCGTATTAGCAGTAATTAAATTTCCTACAGTTGTATTACCTGTCACAATAAGTGTCGATGATATACGGCCGGTTCCACCTGAGATTGCATTAGCCGTAGTCAAATTGCCTACAGTGGTATTTCCAACAGCAACTAGAGTGCCTGAAATATTGCCGGCACCAGCATGTACTGTATTAGCGGTAATTAAGTTTCCTACAGTTGTATTGCCTGTTACTGTAAGAGTAGTTCCAACTGAGGCATTGCTTCCGGCAGCTAAGAAAGAACCAAATGAACCAAAAGTTCCTACTGTAAGAGATTGTCCTACTGCTGCTGTTGTGCCTACTGTAAGTGCTGTACCAACATCTGTTGATAAAGCAACTTTAAGAGTTGAAGATAATCTACCATCAACACCATCAATTGCTGCTACGCTGATTAAATTTCCTGAAGTAGTATTTCCAACAACAGTCAAAGTTTTTCCGATGTAAGCAGTATTTGCTACTCCTAAGAAACCTGTGTTTGTTGTTCCAATTACAACGGTATTTGCATTAACAGTTATGTTATTTGTTGTTAGGCTTTTGGTAACTTGAAGATTTGTATTGACTACAGCACTGTTCGCTACGATAAGTGCATTACCGGGACCGTAAATTGAAACAGCATTTCCTACACCAATATTACCAGTAGTTGTTTCTCTAGCACCTAAAGCAAGTTCTTTACCTATAGAAACATTGGTAGAAAAAATAGCGGCATTTGAAACTTGAAGTGCGGTTCCGGTTGCAGTGATTGATACATTACTGTTTCCAGATATAGTTAAAATACCTGCTGTTTTTTCATAAGTACCAGTTTCAAGAGCGTTGAGTTGGCCAGCAGACAAGTTGGTCTGAATGCGCCATTCATCAACTGTATTTGTTCTAGTAATATTAGTGATTGACATTATTCTTTACTCTGTTTCAGCAATAAGTTTAGGAGAGATTTTATTTCCTGCATATCAGAAGACAAGCCGTCTACCTTAGTTTTCAATATATTTATTTCATCATTCTTACCAGATAATCTTTCACTAAGTTTTTTTCGTGCCTCATTTTCGACCAACGCTGAACGCCCCGTCATCAACAGGGCGTTCGTTTGAGCATCTTTTACGAAGCTAGTGCCTTCTACTTTCAAATACTTCTGCATTATTCAGCTGGTACCGCAATTATACGAAGGTCTTTAACTTTAGGTATAATTGCTGGATCGGAAGAAGTCATAACTATCTTGATTGCAAAAGTCTTGAAGCTATCATATGTAACACCATTTTCGGCAACATATTTAACATAATTATCTGTAGCAGATGGACGATACTCATACTCACGGAAAGTTACATTATCTAAAGATGGGGTAGTTGTAGGATTTACACATTCCATCTTCATATATGGACGATCTTTAAAATCTGTAGCATCAGTATCTGAAAGAATTTTGTAGAATACTGTTACCTCAGAGATTCCTGGCTTATTAGCTGACAAGAATACTCTTAGATCACCGGCATCATAACCATCTGCTAGTCTGATTGGCTTAGTGATATATCGTGCCAAACAAGGTCCGCCAGATGAATCATATTCACTATTCAGTACGATGGTTGCTGGAAAATCAGGATGAGTATAGTAAGAGATATCAAAATCATCTAGATAGGTGGCACCACCCGCAGAAACATAAACACCAGTGACATTGCCTTGTGCATCTACTCTGACATTAGCAGTAGCGCCAGTACCTAAGGTGCTATTGATAGTAATCGTATTTGCTATGTCATAACCTTTACCTGAAGCAACTATTGTAAAATCTTCTTCATTAATTTCAGCATTGTCAACGAAGTTTTCCCATAAGTTTACATACATGCTTTCAAGTCCAATGATAGGTGTTACTGTATCATCGGTAGTTGAAAGTTGTATATTCAAAGTCAAGTCATTTGCATTTTGCAGTTTCTTTCTACGATATCCTACTTGATACAGAATATCATCGGAGAAGCTATATGTCTGATAAGGAGTAATATTTCTAAATGTAGTTTCTTTATCTCCTAGAATTGTTGTCATAGCAATACTATGAGATACTGAAGTTACTTTATCGGAAGGATTAATAATATTTTCTAATAGGCGAAGTTTGTCGTAATTTATTACTGAAGAATGAGTTTCATTTTGGAGTACAAAATTTGCAGGTAATGTTGTATCAAACTTACAGCGGTTTAATCTGAACATCAAGTCTTCATTAATAGATGGCACGAATTCAATCGCATTTTGCGATCTGTATAGAGTACCCATATATGGTTGTTTATCAACAAAGCCATTACCATTTATACTTGTTGCACCTTTTTCCGCAGTCCAAATAACATACTCTGGAGAATTACTTGCTACAATTAGAGAGTGTAATCCCGGCTTTAAATAAACAGGGAAGTAGAATTGGAAATTAGTTGCAGTAGTAGAATCACTTAATTTTGGTACATTAGATACATTAACTTCTGATGGATATTTTGTAGCAACGGATTCTGGAATCCAGAAATCTGAAGAAGGCACGCCATTAATTGTAGGACGAATTTGAACAGAAACTGGAATGTTTCCAGAATCTTTAGCCTTAAAGTAAACATCAACATCACTTAAAAACACACCATTTGGATAAACAGCCTCATCAACATAGAATGTCTGTGCCAATGGGTCTTGGCTTCTCCAAGTGTTTAGAACATTAGTTCCAACTCTTGTGCTATTCACAAGTTGATCGGAAGTTGTTGTTCCAACAATCTTAAAATCCACATCAACATTAAGAACAGTATTCACTAATTCTGTTTTATTAGCAGTAATACCTTGCGAAACATAAGTTTTGTCTGCATATGAAATTGCATCTGCATCGTAGGTATTATTACTTGATTCTGTGACACGGAAGTTTCTTTGACCACTTCTAAATGTGGCTTGTGGCATACAGAAAGCACCACCAACAATACCTAGAGCATTCGAGGTGTTGTCTCCAATACTATAGATTACATTACCGTTTGTTGTAGCTGTAGAACTTAATGTAGCAGTTCTTGTTGAACCAACATACCCAGTGATGGTATATTCTTCTCCTAGTCCAGCAAAAGAAGATGTGGTATGTACAAGTCTAATTTTCTTGCCATTGTAGAAACTATTAACACTAGATGCATCAGAACTTAGAATGATTGAAGAACCGGAAACATATCCTGTTGCCGAACGATGGTCATCAATACTTGATACGGTATAGAATTTACCTGTGTCTAGTCCGTAAATATACTTTCCTAGAAGAGGTTTATTTGTTTCATTGATAATAGAAACTTTAGCAGTTCCTGGTTCATTAGCTACGACAAATCCGATATCATACGAATTACCACCACTGATTAGGCTTGATAAATTAGCAGCTAGAGATGCTATAGTATTAGCAGTTAAAACGGGCTCACCAGCAACTAGTGTGGATGTAGTATTTAAACTTACTTGGCTAGGAACAATAACATACTTGTTAACATCAGTATCATCAAAGAAACTGTAATATGTACTCTTAGGTCTTAAACCAGAAGACACAAACAGAATCTGTTTAGGTGCCATATATGGTTGAATAGCCAAATCTGTAACAAAGGTACCAGTACTAACTTGTGAGGTTGAAGTGGAGATTTGCTTCTGCTGTATCTCTGCTCCTTTTGTCAAATAGGTGTTATCATTCACTGGTTGCAGTGTTTGGAACCAATTTCCACCTATAGATTGCGTATAAGCAGCACCTGTTTCTTGAACTGTTTTATACCATTTCTGGTCGTAAATTTGAGCAAAAGGACTATTTCTATCATTTGCCCAAGTTTTATTGGCATCAGAAATATATTTGAATGCACTGTTGATGAAATTGAATGCATTCGAAATACCCTCAGTAGAATTCAATACTACTTTGGCAGTAACATTAGTATCAACATCGCCAGAAAATTCTGGGAATAGTTGAGTAGTACCTCTGAAACCTGCATAGTTAGCAACAGTTAATGGTGAGAATTTTGTAGCATAAGGTTGACTAGCAAACTCCGTTGATGTATAATTGACCATCATAGCTTTTTTGTCATTAATGCCTTTGATAGCATACGCACCAGAAAATTGTGCAGTATTAGCTTTAAGGTGTACAGTTCTCATTAATGAAGCTGGCTGAAGTATACCTTCTGCAACCAAGTTTCTATTATCGTATCCAACTTCTTCTGGACCCGCTTGAGCATTTTTTGTAGTAAAATTATCAACTAAAATACCATACTTAGAACGTTCAAGTCCATTGGCATCTAAAATTTTTGTAGATGCCGCATCTTTTTCAAGTGAAGTTAGTGAGACATAATACTCAAGGCCACGAATCCTATCATCAAACGATTGAATATCCGACATTGTAAATCTGCGATGATTTCTAAAGTCAGCACGAATTTCTTTAACATTTTCTGTATATGCAGGAATGCTCAATGTATAGATCAACATATCTTTTTGATCTATAGGCGGCGCTGAAGGAATAACAGCGGACTGACCGGTAATGACAGCAAATTCTCTTGTTGGTTTAACTACTATCTGGTCAATTCTATTTAAATAATAATCGTAATTTGTTGTGATTTGTTCATAAGGTTCAGGATTTAATGCTCCAGTGAATGTAGTTCCACCAGTTACTTTTGTTGGCCTAAAGTCAAAAGCCGATCTTAAAGATACAAGAGTATTGTCTTCTTTATTATTAAATCTTGAAATATCTGCATAAGATAAATTAGAACCGGCTTTCAAATATGAGTCAACAGTAAATAATCCAGAACCACCGCTATAAGGAGAATTTTGATGCTTCAAGTATCTGTACTGAACATATACTCTACCTGTAGGTGCTGGATATCCTCTCTTCAATTTAATAGTAGCATGGTCGTAGTGAGATTTCTTTTGTCCGTTGTCAAACTCATAACTATCAGTGATATCATAATCACTATTAGTCAACATTGCTGTTGTTACATTAGCACCAGTATCTTTAGAATCTGTAATACGAATGATATCATATACATCAGCGATTTGCAGAGAAACTGGTTTGCCAGGAGTTCTAAGTTGAGTCTGTAATGCAGCAGACATGTAATTTGTGCCGCCAATACTGGTAAATACTGCACCGCCGCCGAAGTAGGTGATTTCTCCAGAACTGTTTGCCGATTCAAGTCTATTGTCTCCACTACCACCTAATTCGTAAGGAATTTTGGCGTGAAGGTCGGCTCCGGTTGTTAATGGTAATAATTGTTTACCTCTGATAGTACCTGTCGAACCGTTTTCTGCATTGTTTATTTTTGTAGTGATTAATAAATCAACATTAACACCAGCACTTCCAGCACCACCAAAATTGATAGTAAACTGCGAAGAACTGATTGCGGTAACTGTAAAATAATTATTTGCTAAACTCAAAACAGTATTTGCTACGATTCCTTTTTCTGCAACACCAGCATTACCGCTTCTAACAAAACATATAATATTATCGAGTATCTGTGTATCAGAAATAACACCTGGTGTTCCGGCAAATGTAAAAGTATCAGTTCCAGTAGCTGTAATTGTTATTGTTCCAGCACCATCTGCTGTTCTATTCAGATATGATTTTCTGATATAGTAGTCCATATTGTTGATGGACGAAGCTTTAATAGCATCTTGTGGAGGTGGAAAAATTAAACCACTTCTCTTAGGCTCATTGATTGAAGCAAAACCTGTTATACTATCTTTAGAATCACTATTAATATTTCCTGCAAATTGAATGTAAGTACCATCACTATAAACAAGAGACTCTGCTACTTTGAAGTCAGAATCAATAGCAATAGTATTTGAACTTGGTGTAAACGGTAGAGCAGATGCCAAATTCAATGTTGTAGTATTTGAACTAAGAATAAGAATAGGCGATAACGAAGTACCGCCGGCATCAGTAATTCTAAAGTACATATTAGCATAAGCATTTAATGGCAGTGATGTATTGAATGTGCTTGGAAATTTAATCTGTGTAGTATTTGATGTACTAGCAGGAATAGTTCCAGTGATGGGTGTTGTATTTGCCGCAAAAGTATTAATAGTAAATGTATGATCTGTACCTAAATTTTTATCTGTAGAATCATTATATCTCATCATATTGGCAAAAAGAGTACCAATTTTTGTTGAGTTATACTTTGGGACAGTTGAAAAACTTATACTCGCATGAGGTACGCAATGAATATCTAACTGTGGGAATGTTGTAACATCAAGTGTGTTTCTAACATCCTGTACAACCACAGAACTTTCATAGTTTGTTGGTATATCACCATCTGTTACATTACTAACTGCCCTCGCTCTTGACAATTCAATAGTTGTTGGTGCAATAGTTTCAAATTCATATCCACCAACATATGCTTTACCTGGATCAAGAATCACATTAAACATACCATTAGCACTATCACCTTCATCTAAGGTAATAACAAATGGGTCGGTTGTGTAGTTACCAGATTCATCGTAGGTTCTACGAGCCATCGTTTTTTCGATTTCACTGTAGATTGGTGTGTTAACTTCTTTAGTAACAACACCATCGACCATACGAACAATTTCAAAGAATGAAGAAGTGTCTGCTGAGTCTAGAGTTCTCTTTGAAAGAGATGTGTTTATTTGATATCTATCAGCACCAGGTGCTTGATAATTGAACGCACCTTGAGCAGGATCAAGTAGAGAAACATCATCAACTTGATCGGCAAGAATTTCATCGAATTCAATACCAATTTTTAAGGATGGTTTATTATTAATTGTTGATGTGTTATATCCTAACTTGTAGAAAACTTCTAATACTATAAATTGAGGAACAATTTTTACAAACTGTCCTTTAAAATAGTAAACACCTTCACGGATGCTTGCTACCATTGAGGTACCTACAGCATCGGCAGTGATTAATTGAGCATATTTAATTTCACCATATACTTGAATTTCATCGTTCTCTGCAAATTTTTCGCCACTTAGATATTTAATAACCAAAATTGGATTATTAGTGGTAGTATCAACTGCAATGACTTTTGCTCTAACATCTTTAGTTGATGTTTTTTCTACAATAGTTTTGTCTATAAAATCTGTAGCTACAACATCTTCATTATTATATTGAGTTTGTAAAATAATATAATTTGCTGTAGGATCAATAGAAATACCACCACCAATTACGGGGCTACCATTTTTAAAAATGTGATTACCAAATTTTTCAATTTGATTAGCAACTATCGTCTGTAGCTGAGTTAGTTCTCTAGCTTGTATTGAATATCCTGGTTTAAACAAGACACGCATGAAGTTTTTATCTTCATCGAAATCATCGTAGTAAGGATCGTAGTTAAAAGTAGCAGTCATTTATTCCTCGTTTAGAAACTCAAAATGAAACGGATTCTTTCCGTTTGACTTGGGTCACGCATAATTGGTAGCTTATCTGATATGTATAAAACTTTTCCTGAGTATAAGTGTAGTGTAGGATCAGTAATTCCAGTCACAACACGAATAGAAGAAGTGCTATATCCTTTGATTGCTTGGTTAGATTGTAAATTACCAAAAACATTGTTTACATATAACACATTTTCTACTTCATCAAAAGATATTACATCTGCTGTAAATGTAGCATCCTCAAAAGTGGTTCCTTGATAAACAACCTCATCATTATTGAAATCGCCAACACCAGGTGCCACTTTAATTCTCGTATAGAGTGTGTATAGAGTATCTGTGGCAAGTTGTTCTGTTCCAAAATTATAGGGATTGTTTATTAAACTTATCTCTCTAAAATCATTATCTGTAGGTACTGCTCCAGATTCGTCTTGATTGAAGTCAACATTAAACATAATAGTTGAAGCACTCAGTTCATATATTGGATCATATCCATGTCCATCGTGGGGTGCGATTGAAACGGTTGCAGCAGCGTCGACACCGGCGCCGCCAGAAACATCGGTAAACGATAAAGTTGCGGTAGTATAATTAATACCCCTATCTTGAATTACTATATCATTAACATGGCCAGAAGAAGTTACATTAGCTTTCAATATGGCGCCGGATCCATCACCCGTTATTGTAATGATATTTTGTGTAGTTCCGCCAATGTAATTATTGCCTGAATTTGTTACTGTAACAATATCGATTGAACCCGGAATAGCGGCTGCCTGTACAAATCTGTTACCATAGACTGGCATCCAATCAACGCTTAAAAATTTTTGTTTTGACTGAGAATTTATGGTATACAAATATTTCCATTTATACCCATCTGAAGTCATCGTATAAGGTTCTTCCAACGAAGTCGTAGACAAAGCTAGTTGAGGCTCATCGGTTGAAGCGGCACCGAAGTTATTGAACAAGCACTTAAATACTTGATCTCTAGAATTCAATACATAGAAATTTGAAGTTGATTCATATGTATTGTAAACTGTTCCAGAAGTCCAGTTAATTCTTTCAACCACAAACGATGCATTTTCGAGGGTAATCTGTTTTGCTACGATACCTCTTTTGTATAGACCAAAAATGTAGTTATCTGTTTCTAGTGGAGTTGCGGGAGTTTCAGCGCCAGAATTCCATGCCAATTGTTTACCCAACATTGCATAAACATATGAATGTTTATCTGAAGGCAAATATGAATTTGCCGCTACATCCAAAAGGGAGTAGAATTGTTTTGCTATCAGAATTTTTATATTTTTTGTAAGTAAGGATGCCATAGAGTTATTTATCTAACTTTTTGAATGGAAGCAGTAATATAATTGTTTGAGGTGTTGAATTGGGTATCTGCAAACATAGTGCTATTATTGACGAAATTGATAGTTTTGACTACATCGGTTATCACATTGACTTTTACGGCAGTTGATGTTACGCCGATAGTATCTTCCAAAATCATGCAATTAGCATTTATTACCGATTTAACTGAAGTAGTATTTCCAGTAGATAGGTAAATAATATCTTCATCATTAAAGTCGTTAATAAAGTTTACACTATTTGCTTCTCCAGTGACTACATTCGAACCAGTAACAACATTTATAGTATTTGCAATTGCTCTTCTGACATTCATCAGAATGATAGTATCACCAACATTTATTGTGGCTCTAAGATTAGCACTAACATTTGTAGAAATAATAGAATTAGCTGAAGAGCGAATGTTAAAGGTGTCTCCATATGATGAAACTGATAAGTAATTTATATCGTCAGTCTCTTCAATCATTTCCGAGCTATCTACAATTCTATTAACAAGAGTTTTTGTTCCTATAGGATGTACGATATCATTTAATGGCTTTTTAAATTTAGCATAGTCTGTTTGTGAACTAATTAGATATGAGAAATTGTGATACTTTTCAGAATCTTGTATTTTCTTATCAGAACTTGGTTGTCCATCGCTATTCAAATAAACTCCGGGATAACGAATCAACCCATTTTCAAAAGTAGCAGTCGCTCTAGCACGACCATCACCATAATATAAAATATTAGTTACATTTGCAGTTATTAAACCATCATCGGAAATTATTTCTTTCGTTTTGTCTAATGTTCCCACATAATCAAAAATACGCATGAAGTTAGTTTCAGCATCGAATCTATCAATCGTTGCTTTAAATGTGGTATTTACATTTGATGTACCCTGATAAATTTTTGTATTGGAAACAAAAATAACACCGGCAGTAACATTTGCTAATGTTAAATCAGCATTTCTTAATGAAACTTTCGGCAACGAAGAATAATCGTAACCGTAGCTAGAGACACGAAGACTTGTTACTGCACCAATTCTAGAGGTAGCTAATTTTAACTCTTCTCCATCTCCCAAAATTTCCGTTACTTGAAGTGAAGCGCCAGTTCCTGAAGCACTTTGAACTGATAAAGTCGGTAAAGAATCTTTTTTATATCCTTCACCTCCCATTACAAAAGCATTCGATGAATGATTATTGATCGTCACGACTTTAATACCATTATTTCCTAAGTGTAATGCACTAACATAAGCATTGGCTCCGTAGCCAGTTCCGCCGGTGAAAATAATTATATCATTTAAAGCATAATTAGTACCGCCATCAGTTACAGCAATTCTACCTAAAGAGCCTAAATCGGAAACTACATTTCGATTAATTTTAAAAATTTGAATACTTTGTGTAATTTCATTTTGAAATATATGATTCAAATAAATTGTCGATCCAGAAACACTATCCACACGAATAACTTCTTCATAAGCTTTTGATGCTAGAACAAGCCTAATGTAATTGTCTTTCTCTAAACTTCCAGATACATCGGTTTCACAAACGATGAAATTTTGACCTCTCGAAATTGCTCCGAGACTATATCCTAAAAGAGAATCAGTATAATCTTCATTATACAAACTAAAAGTATCAACAGAAGGTTTTGTTCGATAACCCCCTCCGGATCCAGTAACTGTTACGAAAGATATTGGATAAACATTAAATGATTGATATGTCGATACTGTCTGAATTGTCTGGTTGTAGAAATCATTTATTGTAGGATGTAGGCTGTTGAGTGAAGAAACGGAACGGTTACTAACATTCATCGTTCTCTTATTCGTACCATCAACTAGAGTTAAGGCTGCTTTGGCCTCAGTTCCTAAGTTGCTATTTTCAAAACCACCTTTAAAATCAAAAATTACGGTGCCGGGATCAGTAGATTGATTTCTGAAACCATAACCACCATTCGTAACGAATATGTCGGTTACGCCACCAGATGTGGTTACACCTACATTAGCTACTGCACCAATTGGAGTATTTGCGGTAAGACTGAAACCACCAATAATTGAAACCGGATCACCCGGATAACCTGTAGTCGCATCATAGCCGTTGTAGAAAGAACCTCTATTTTTAGGATCAATTTTTAATTCAGAAAGAGAACCGATTAATCTTCCTGAAACAGTAACTGAATTTCCCTGTTCATCACGGTAAGTCGAAGTTAAAGTTTCGCCAGTCTGAAACAGTCTTTCAATATTTGAAATATAGGCTTCATAATAACTAATACCTAATTGCCTATCTACGGATTTAATTACCTTCTCGACAATCGCTGTAGCTTTTGTCGTTTGTCCTGTTAGCTTAGTGTTTTCAATATTAAAAATATTCGTATCGGTAGTGTCGATACGAAGTGCTAAAGGAAGAACCCATTTACCATCAGAAGCTTTTACAATATCTTCTTTTGGATAATAGATATCAATCTCTTCGTCATACAATGCACGAAATAGAAATTTTATTGCATCTTGAGTACCAGCAGCTTTATAAAATTGTGATACTAGTTTTAGAAATAATCTTTTATCTGTTAGAATTTCTTGGGGAAAATATGGAAGTAAATCTCTTCTTAGAATATCTAAGTAAGTTTCATTCGACAAATCAATATCACTTCCATATCGTAGATCGTCGATACCAACTGTAACGCCACCCTGAGTTTCCATCCACTCATAGTATTTTTCTAAGAAGGTTACAAACTTAGGATAATCTTCTCTGACAAATTGTGGTAACTGATTAGCTACCAATCCTGATATTAGTGCGTTTTCCATTAAATTACCACTGTTTTAACTACAATACTTGTTGGATCTTCTATATCTAATACTAGCATTTTATTTTGTTTTGATTGAATAATATTTGTCTTTGGACGAATGTGTACTTGAATATCTCCAAAGTCATTGTTTACATCTATTGGTTTGAAGTTTTGAATGTTAATTCTTCCCAATTGATAATCTATAATTCCAACAACACCATTATTGGTGTTTTGATTGATGATAATTTTAGTGCTTTGACTGCTGACTTCATCAGTTTTAAAGTAAGCGATTCTAAGTTGACCATATCTTCCTTGAAGAACGGCTGAAGCTTCGGCGAGTTGTCCGTCGCCGCCATTTACACGGACTGCCGCTGTTGTATATCCAACACCAGGCTTTGTCACAAGTATTTCCGAAAGCTTTCCATTAACTATTACAGCCGTTGCAGTAGCACCAACTCCATCTCCAATAATTTGTATTGTTGGAGTTGTGGTGTAACCGTATCCTGGATTGGTAATTGTTACGGATTCTAGACCCGTGTATGAAGAAGGTATCTCTTCAAAGAAACATTGACGGGCGATACCTTCCTCATCTAAAACAGTAAAATCGGGAGAAGAATAGAAGTTATCGTTTGTTGTGCCACGAACTAATTCAAATCCAAAGTCTAAAGTGTAACTGTCAGATATATTTAAAATAGGACGAAACTTCTTAGCTACGAATAGTGTCAATTCATTTGAAAGAATTGATCTATCATATGAGTCGATTAAACTTTCGACACTAGAAAATCTAAAGTAGCTATTGAATTGATTTAAATTAGTGGTGGTGTAATTTTCTACAATATCTCTAATACCTGCTTTTAGTTGAGATTCTGTGGTAGCTAATTTAGCTTTATCATAGTACGCATTGATTTGCAGTTTCAAGTAATTATAGTCCACATCAACGATTTCTGGAAGAACAGTTAAAATGCTCATTGGTTTTAATATGTTCTGCTTAACATAATCTTTTTCTGTCTGAGTGATCTCAAATCCTAATTTTGGTTTTGCAGCAACAAAAATCTTACCATAAACAGGAGGATCATTTTCTTCTCCTCCCCAAACATTCACTGCTTCAAATTGTGGATACTTTTGTTGTATTAATCTGATATAGTCATTCTTAGTAACTGCTCTGTTTTGTGCCAACAAACTTAATGGCGCACCGTATTTAATTTCATCTACGGTTTCTCTGATTGAACCTCCAGCACCTAGATCGGA